TGGGGTATTATACGGATCAGGATCTGAATTGCAATACCTGATCCGTAAAAAGTTTTACATGGTAACAAACAGGATATTGTTATAGCCTGCTGCTAAACATATTGCCTTGAATGCCTTTTCAACGGCTATTGAACCCACTCCGCCAATATAGCAAGCCTTTTTAAAATCTACCTTGTTTGTAATATATGCTGTGCCAAACAATTCAATACCGGCGCTTTCAATAGCGCCCTCAATCGCTTTTGATTCTTTATCATAACCACAACCGGACGCTGTGCCGTAACCTTGCACTGATCCATATTCAAAGGTTGGTTTGGCCTTTTTCACTTTTACATATAGATCCGCAGTTACTTTCGATCCTGACTTGCTACGGAATACATCACAGGAAAGGATCAATTCCTCTGTTTTGACATCATAGAACCGGTATGCTGTGACACGCTCCCCAGCGCGATCATATTGCTTTGTGCTCAGGTAGTTGTGTTGTTCAGTTGCAAAGTTAGCACGGATAGTTTGATCTTTTTTGAAAATACGCATTTTAAATTCCTCTTACTTGGTTGGTTTGTTGTGTGTCGTGTTTCTATGTGGGCTAGTATACGGATCTAAATTATCTGTGCAAGTACTTTTTGAATATTTTTTCGTGGTATCCTCTTCCTTATATATACGGGTAAATGGTTTCGGAATTGTTATCAGGTGTAAATAAATTGTGAAATGTTACTATGATGTGAATGATGTTGCAGAATTGTTAAAAGTGTTATAGAAATGTAAAATAAATGAAAAGAAAATGTTTGTTAAGAAAATGTTAAAAAATGGTTAATGATTTGTTAAAAAATATATCCTATGCACGAAAAAAATATGAATTTCGCATCGTGTCCCCTAGGCACAAAATTAAAATGAAATTGCTATCGTTTCCCTTGCAATTATTTTTGAAATGGTTTTAAGATAGTTGGAGATATATTTAGGCAGGATTTTTACAGACTGGTGGTATCTTATTTTAGAGAGGATGTATTGATAAGTTTAATTACGATGCACGTTTTTTATATCATTTTCCTATCATTTCCTATGCACGTTTTTAAAATGAATTTTGAATCGTTTCTCCTGTAAAATCAACAACTTATGTATTCAGTATTAATAGAAACTTTCACAGGAAATATATTCAGGATGTTTGGAACATGTCACCTCGATATTACCGCATAATGCGAAAACATAATGAGAAAATAAAAAGGTGACATAATGAAATAGAAATCTTACTTGTTGTAATGAACTACAATAATGTCCACATCTGGGGTTACAGTATTAATTATTTCCTTAACCGAATCCCATTTAAGACCAGCAATGCCACAACCAATTAATGGTATTCCAATTACCTTACCAGCAAAGTCTTTATTAATCTTTTTAAAAGCTTGCTGGATGTACTTATATTTGCCATTACGACCCATATAATACTGGGTATATGCATTGATGATGGTGAAATTACCAACCTGAACACTTGAGTATGTTCCAAGTTTCGTTTCATCACCTCTCAGTGTTTGATCTTTATCTGCTTGTAAAGCTTCTGGGTATTTGTCTGCAACAGTCTGTGCAATACCACTCCCCATTGTATGGAAGCAATTGCATCCGTGAGCAATAGCGTCAAACATGCCACCTTCAGCTAACTGAAACAGATCACCTTGAATCTCTTTTGTGATTGCCATTTTCTTACTCTCCGTATACTGCAACTAGCTCTTGAACATTACCACGACTGCCAGACTTTCCTGCTACTGAGCGATAAGCTGAGATATTCAGCAGTTGGTCAGCATCTTTATACAGCTCTCTTGCAAGTGGTGTATCATGGTTTGAGATGATAACCTTGTTTCCTTTCAAACTCAACTCTTTTGCAAGGTCTGCCAACACTTTCTGTTCAGTAGCGGTAAAACCTTCACTGGTATAGTTGAAGTCTGATGCTGCTACAGGAATGTAAGGTGGATCACAGTAAATCACAGAGTTCTGGATTGGTGATTCAAAACGCTGCATAAATGTTGCAAAGTCTTCATTGAACAAACTCAGTTTAGGTATGTTCAATGATGTACCACTTACAATATCACCTGAAAACTTATCAGCAAACTCACGAATCTCGCTGACAGGGAGTAGTGGTAACTTACCTGAAGAGGTACGTCCCTCTGGAACATTGAAAGCACCATTACGATTGTACCGCATTAGACCATTGTAGCAGTGTCGGTTCAGGTAAATAAATGCAGCAGCTAACCATGCATCCCATACCTCTGACCCATACTGGCGATTAAAACTATCCCGCAACTGGTAGTAGTCCCAACTTGTGTTTCGCAGTTCTACCAAATAGTTTATTACTTTCTCAGGATTGCTGATTACTTTCTTATGTGTTTGAATAACTTGACGATTTAGGTCATTACCCATGAATACCCGCACATTAGGCATGTTCAAACTTACGGTGCCAGAACCAAAGAAAGGTTCTATTAATGTAGTTGGATTGCCAAGGATTGGCAGGAGCTGTTCTAAGACTCGCTGCTTTGACCCTGTGTATTTCAAATATGATTTCTTCATCATTTCTCACTCATTCAAGAATACTGTATTGTTAGTTTGAGCGTGTTTACACGACATTACACCTTTACGTTCACGGCAATAGAACTTTACCACATTCTCACCAACAGTGCCAGTGATTAATAGCCCACGCGGTTGCGTCCACTCAGTAGCAGTTACTTTGTAATCTTGACCAGTTTTATCTTTTACAAGCTGCTCAGTTTGGGCAACAAGAACCTCAACTGGTACTGTGTCACGCTCATAAACGTAGCTTTTCAGTTGCTTATCAAATACCAGCAGAGACATCAGCACAGCAGTCACTAATATGATGTAAGCTATTAAGCGATTCTGATTAAAAAGCATCATTCTACCTCACGAAAACAGTGGATTTTACGAATACGATTATCAATAGCACAATCAAAAATCACTGGAACAGTCTTGTCAGCGATGTGTTGGAAGCCAATTACAGTGTAGTGATCAAACTGTCCAACATGTGTGAATTTAGTTTTCTTCACATCTAAGAAAGATAAGTCCAACAGGAACTCTCTCTCGATAGCCTTCATAGACCCGTCAATACGAACCTTTTTGTACTGATAGTCTTTGTAGATGACTGTGGAGCACACAGTGACAGCACAGATAATCAGAGTAGCTAATAGCTTGTTCATTTATTAGTTCCTGTCAATCAAGTGGCTACGAATCTTTTGTGTACCTTCAAACATATCCGGTGTAATCTCTGCAACTGCCTCAACAGTGGCTTTATCATCATCTAGGAAGTGATGTACATCAAAGTATGGCATGATTAGCTCTTTGATAGCCCACACCTTAAACTGTGGTGCTGTAGCTAAGGCCATTGAGTTCGGTAACATAAACAGTGTGTAGTTGTAATGCACAGCACCTTGTAAAAACTTGTCAGTGACAATGCGTTGGTCTTCTGTACGATAAGTCAAGAAGATGATTTCATAGCCCTGCTGATGAAATGCTGACAGTTTCTTTAAAGTCTCACCCTTTGGTAAGTCATTCAAGCTGCCAACCAGATCAAAGATTCCTTTGCGGAATGTACCATCTTTCTGAAGAACACCATCAGGAGTGATATGTGTCATCACACCATCAATATCAACCACAACAGCTTTTTCCTTTTGTGACAGTGATAAGCGTGGCTGAATGATGCTGTCAATTTTGTGTGCTGGATTCTGCCAGTAATCATCTTCAGACACTAAGTGGTAATGGCCTTCTCGGATTGGTGTGCAGTGACATTTTAACTCGATCATTTGCTTTGTCATGTTGTTGATACTCTCTCAAAAGTAGGGGCTTTTTCAGCCCCAAAAAGGTTTAAACTGCTGTCCAGACTGTTTGTTCAATGATGCGTACTTCTTTTTTCACTTCATCAACATCTGTTTCTCCGTAATCCCAATCAGTAAAAGGAGAACCTGACCGACTCTGTGACAACATGAAGTGTCGTCCACTAGGAAGGTGCTGCACAATCTGAGAACAGCACTGGTATTTGCCATTCTGTTCCCAAGCACCATCATCAACCTCAATCCAGTACTCAGGAAGATTATCTGCAAAGACCACACCATCGGAATCTTTGTGGCTCAATATCTCATTCAACAGATCACTCATTTTTCTTTCCTTACTTAACAGCAGCGTTAAGCATATCCAGAACAACTCCAATACAGGTCTTTGAAGTGTCCATCTGAGTAGCAATTTCTGGGCAGTTCACATTCTCATCAATGAACACATAAGTCATACCATTCAATTCAAGCATGATAACAGTGTCCAGATTCAGAGAACGATAATTGGATTTGTCCTCTGTGGCGTTACCAGCCTTTGACATATCATAGATGGTCAGCAGATTGTCATGACCTTTAGTGGTAGACTCACCACCACGAAGGTGCTTTTTAACACCAAGACGAGCAGCGTACTTACGAAGAGAACCATCTTTCTTGACATTGGTGACAGAGAAGATTGTTCCGTTACCTGCATAAGTGGTGATCAGTTGACGCAGGAAAGATGCTTTGTTGTTCAGACCTACAGAAATATTTACTGGTTTCATGATTGTTTCCTCAGTGATTGTCTTTATGTGGTGTATCTTACTTGTTTACTTACTCAGTGTCAAACAAAATTATTCTTGATGACACCATTAAATTGACGAATCCAGTTGTACAGAGTTGAAAGTTTGATGTCCAGACGGTCTGCAACAACTTGTGGTGCATCACCTGCAACAACCATCTTGACTGCTGCTTCTTTGAACTCTTTAGTGTATGTGTTACGGGCTGCACGAGTGGACTTAATCTTGTTAGTCCGCACCACATTTTCTAAGATGGATTGTGCAAGTTCTGACAAATCATCACTCACATCTTCTGGGCGCTCAGTTCCATCTTTTACATGACGAATTTGTTTGTACAGGTTGCGTACATCTGAAACTTCACAGTCAACGATCAATGCAATGTCTTCAAATGCGTCAAATGGTCGAGATGCACTGAGCAACATTTTGATAGCAGTAATCTTTTGTTGACGATTCATTTGTAGATATCTCCCGACATAGTTTCAACACCACCAGTGATGTCACCACCAACTTCTACATCACCTGACATGGTACGAACATTACCATACACATTCTTCTCAACGTGGGCATCACCAGACATAGTACTGAATCCACCTGTGACATCACCCTTTACAGTCACATTACCAGAACCACTGATGATGTTGTTAGCGTTACCATTCACAATGATTGTGATTTCTCGGTCATCACATTCTGCCAGACGCCCATCAATGTAGATGCGACTACCTTTAATAGTGACGTTGTTACCATCATAAACTTTACCATTTACAGTAACTTTTCCGCCAACTACGCTGTTATCAATTGCAATACTCATAATCTTATTTCTCCATTCTTTAACTAAACTTGTGATATTCATTGTGCCCAAAAACCCTTAACAAAGAAACATCCTTGTTGTCCACAACCTCCTGTAGTACATTGTGAGACAGTTTAACACCTTTGTGGTAATCCACTCACCTGTAACGATGTCTTGGCTACCATTGCGAAGACATTCATACTGCATGTTGCGTTCGTGATCACGATATGCGTTGTAAAACCGACAATTTGAGCAGATTTTCATATCAAGTACCTCCTTAATCCATGAGAGGTACTATACAGACAGCCTTATGAGAAGTCAACACAATTTTGAAGCATTGCAATCTTATCCATGACCTCATTAGCATACTTACGGCCAGCCTTCAGGTTAAAACCTGCATTGTACGAAGCCAGAACCTCTTGCAAGCGATCCTTTCTAACTTTTTTCCAGTACTCAAGCTCTTTAACAGCATGTTCAGCGCTGTAGTCGAAGTCCTTAACAAGCTTGTTTGCAAGATGCTTTGATGGTTTTGAACCCTCACGAGAGGCTACGGTCTTCAGATGGTTCTGAAATACACCATAATCCTTGGTTCGGTGATTTACTAGCTGTTCACCTGCATTAGATTCCTGCAAAGCAATAGCTGCCATAGTGTAATTCATGTTAATCTTATCACCAGCCTCATATGCTCTTTGCATAGTTAGGAGCTGTTCAGGTGTGAAGTATGGGCATTCCTGCACCATCTCACTTGCATAGACCGGATGACAAGCACTAAGAAGAAGACCAATACCTAGAGTTAATTTCTTTACCAGTTTCATTTTACCTACCTTTTTAAACAGAAAAACCCCATAGATTTCTCTATGAGGTCAATTCTACAACCAAATCTGATTAAAAGCCAATCAAATTTTCAGTGACTCAAAGTTCTCAATGTCTGATACTGCAAACCAACGCTCTTCCATCTTATCTGCACAAATACCTACTAAGAATGTTTTACAGTCTGGATGGTATTTGCTGTTACCAGCTTTGATGATAGGGTCATAAACAGTTCGCTGTCTACGCACACCTTTCCAGTTGGTGTACACAAATGTAACAGAACGAGTTGGAACAAAAGTCTCACAATGTACCATTAGAATTTACCTTTTTTTATGTATATGGTAAACCATTGTAGCATGTAAAAGTAAAAAAGGCCACTAAAAAGTGACCTTTCGATATTATCTGTTGTGATTAGTGTTGGATTCGGTTCAAAATCTCACCAGCAGTACCGATAACAACTTCCAGACCTTTTGCGTGTGGCTGGATTTTGGTGTCGATAACATTGCGATTCTGATCAACAATCGCTTCAACATAGTACTTACAAGTGCGCATCTTCATGTCATTGTAGTCATTAGGTACAGACACGATATCAGCAGGGTCTACCAGAACCATTAGCAGAGTGTCACCTGAGAAGCTGGTAACGTAGCCCCAAGCACCAACATGCAGACCTTGAGAACAAGTCTTTTCACGGCGGTCATCAACCATATGACGAGGCATGGAAACTGTTACACCGATATCATTTGGTACTTTACCAGTACGGCTATCAAACAGTTTACCATTTCGGCTGCGAACTTTCTTCCAACCCACTAACATACCATCTTCAGTGATGCTTACATCGTTGTGAGCTACGAAGCCCCACAGTTGATCAACAGATGATTTTGATGGGTTGTTCAGAAGACGCTCAAGGAACTTCAGCAGGTGCTTGAATCGCTCATCACCTTCAGCCATCATGCTAAGAATCTTTGGAACGATCTTGTTGCTTACAACCAGTTCCCCGTAGTACACCTTGTTGTTCACTACCTTCAGAGCACCTTGAGAGAACTCATTGATAGCAATCTTCTTGTCACTCATACGCAGAGCTTCATCATATTTGTCTTGCAGAACCAGCTCAACAATCTTTGCAAAAGCTTCATGAGACTTGTCTACAACACGAACAACAGAACCATGAGTGATTACCACACTTGCTGGGGTGATAACAAACTTGGATGTTTGTGCTGTTTGATTCTGAGTTACTTGCTCAGTATCTTTACCAAGAATCTTACCACGTTGAACAGGTGCATATACTTCTGCTGCTTGCTTGATGAAACTCTCAAGCCCTTTATTCTTTGGTTCAGGACGTTTAACTGCTTTCTTTGCAGCAGACTTTGCAGCAGCTTTTACGGTATCTTTGGCTGAAGATTTACCACCATTTACAAAGTCAATGCAGCGACCAACAGTACGAGCTGAAGTCTTGAACTGAGCTGCAATCCAAACCTTGGTATTGCCTTTTTTCAGCAGACTAGCCATTGCTTTGCAATCAGCAAGAGTAAAACCAGCAGGAGCTTTTTTGTTAGTAGACATAATCATGTTTCCTTTTGTTTAGTTGACGGGGCTTATATTACCCCGCCAGTTCAGTTAGTGTCAATCAGTTTTTCAGGATTTTTTTCAGTTGGTCTGCAAAACCTGCAAAATCCATACAACGCTCAACAGCTTTATTGATGTTTCGAGAGTCTAAACGATAGCACCCATTAATCATTGCTGTCAAGTACCCAACCTTATTATATGCTGTACGACTCTTATCAGCGATACTGTATTTACGTTTAGGCTTCATGTGGCTGTATACATCTCGCACTTTACGAGAGTAGGCACTACCTGCATCACTCTTGTACCGCAGGAAGAATGAGTAAAAACGACCTAAACCAATTGCAGTCATCAGATCACCAAACACCTCTGAGTCACGCATCTCACTATAATTGTAGTGAATTTGTTGTAGTGATCGGATAGTGATATCACGACTGTCCTGCTCATTCCATTCACGGTACAAACGACCTTTGTTCATAACCTTGTGGAAGAACTCATCAGACCCATAAGCAACAATTGGAGTGCTAACTTTCTTCCATTCAGCAGAGTGGTAACGGATGACATACACTTTTTGATTGAACAGTGCAGACATATTCCGTGCCCAATTTTGAGCATTGGTTAAGCTAGAGACTTCATGAATTGTCTTCCCATCTTCCCCAACAATACCATCAGCAGTGATAAACATCACAGGAAGCATCTCAAGCTCATCCAGCTCATCTACTGTACAGTCACAATGCAGCAGAGCCTCTTCATGTGCAATCAAGATGTTCTTCAAAGTGACACGTTTCTTTTTGTCTACTGCTACCAGCTCACGATTGTCTGAGAACTTGTGGACAACACGAAACTCTTGTGGAACTTCTGTGACATCAAAGAAACGATCAATCTGATCAGCATTATCCTTATGAAAGACAATCAGAGTTCTTGGCTGGTACTTATCAATCATCAAGTCACGGAGACGCACAGCACGTGCTGTAACATCCTCAACAAAGACCATAAACTCTTTATACCATTCTTTTCCATTCAGCACACTGAAATGGTGCATACTGAGTTGAGAAGATGAGCGTGACTTCTTGCGCTTGACTTGTAACGCTGCTCGGTCATAGTACTGGAAGTCAAACTCACACATCATGACAGGCACATCAACAGTGACATCCTGCTCAACATGTTGTTGTAGAATTGAGTTATAGACTGTCTTGCGCTGGGTCTTCTGCTCAACCATAGGCTGACCATTGTCGTCAATTTGCTGACGATGGATGTCACGCAACAAATACTCAATCCATTCATCAACTGACTTATCTTTCCATCGCAACAATGTTTTATAGCTTTGGTGAGCAGCATTATGCAGTCGTGTCCAACGATCTGTTAAGTTCACCTGCACAGAAGTACTATAAGTGTTCAACATTTCAGTGAGTGTCTGGCAGGAATCCAGACTAGCTTGCATCTCAGACAGCAGACTTTTAGTGACATCATCAATAACTGATTGTACTTTCTTACGTGTATCATCAGTCATCTGAAGCTCTTCACGAGAAGCAGCCATAGATACGTCACCGATATCAAAGTTGATCCACAGTGCAGCACCTTGAGAAAGTAGTCGCTCTAAGACCGTTGCAACCTTGTAGTCAGCCTGTGAGAGTGGGTAGCGAATCTGACCCATAACTGCATACAATCGGTTATAATCTGTACCACGAGTAAGACGATAGTGTGGCTTCTCAATGATGCAATTGTGGTAGTGCTCACGCTTAATGTCTTCTCCTTCTACATCTGGGTAGATGTTGAAAGTTTCAAACACATAAGACGCTTCCTTAACAGTTTCACGGATATCCTCTGACTTGATTGGTACACGGATACACAGACCATCTTCTTCATCAGATTCCATCTCACTTACCAGACAGGTAACTTGAGGAATACCATTCTCTTTGTAGATGGTATAGATGCTCTTCTTGCTATTCTGGATAGATTCAACCGTATAAGCATCACAGTAAGCGAATGGTGACTTACACCCAATACCCATTGCACCAATATAATCATTGGAGGAATTTTTGGTACTGAATCCGTAGGTAAGGTAGTTTTCCATAACCTGATCATGAGTCAGACCGAATCCATAATCACGAATTACAAGATCCTGTGTGAATACGTTTGGCAACACAACCTTGATAGGACGGTCAGCAATGCCTTTCATGATATGAGCATCAACAGCATTAGTAGACAGCTCACGAATAACAGCACGGATCTTGTACTTGTAAATGCCACTTGATAATAAGTGTAGCATTTCAGGAGTCATATTAATTTTAGCAGCAGATGTCTGCATATCTGCACTAGATTTTAAAACTTCACCGTGGTTATTGTTGATGATCATGCGTTTTCTTCCTTCTTGATAAAATCGTGTTCAAATGCTGCTTCTTGGTTGTTACACAAATCAAGTGTAAGCAACTCAGGATAGTGGTAAACATTCTTTGCAACTGCTGATAGTCGGTTTGGGTAGTACTGGTATGAGAACCAATCCAGATCCTGTCCAATCTTCTGAGTTACAATGTTTGCAGCATCTTGTAAAGATTCTGCTTCGATATAAAGGGTGCGAGTTACCACACCCCAAGTCAAACAGAACAGTTTCATTTGTTGGAAACCTCTTTTGTTAACTTGAACAGCTTACTGCGCTTTTCTTTGACCAGTGAGATCTGCTTCTGATGCACTTTGTGAATCCAGTTACTAACACCTTCACGTGGAACCTGATGTACAGCATTGGAACGCAGTGTTGGCATATTGGTCATCATAAACATGAACCGTGTGTAACGTGAATCAACTGATTGACGAGCTGCTAGAGTATCAGCTTCTGCTACCACAGACAACACCACAGCATCCCTTGGAGTAACTTGCATCTTGATCAGTGTCTTGGCATTCAATTTGTCAAAATCATGCACATGAGTGTGATAACGAGCAACACGCTTACACAAACGGCAGATGTTTCTAGGTAAACGAGACTCTTTCAGAATGCTGTATACCTGTTCAGAAACTGCTTCAGAATCATGACCGTGATACTTCATAGGCTCATTCTGATCAGCTACCAGAACTTTACCTAAATCATGACACAATGCTGCATAGAACAACTGTTCAACAGTTGGAGTCAGATCTTTTTTACCCGACAGAAACCGGAAACCATTTTTGTAAATTGTAAGTGCATGTCCAACAGTATCAAGAGTGTGTACAAAAACATTACCTTCAGGATGATACTGTGGGTCTTGTTTCAGCTTTGGCATCTGGCGAAGAGTTGCAAAAAGTGGATGGTTACATTCTCCCAGATTATAAGTTGTGTAGGATAACCACTTCAAGATATCGGCCACTGAACAACTATTAACCACTTTTGAAACTTCTTCATTGATACGCTCATTGCTCAATACTTTGTGAGCACCCTCTTCACGCATCTTGTTCACAGCATAGAAGAATGCAGTCGATGGACGTAAACCATATTTCACTGCAAATCGGAGTCCACGCAGCATACGCAGAGGGTCTTCAGAGAAGTGCTCACCAACAATTTCTAATGTACGGTTAGCAAGATGAGCACGACCGCTAAAAGGATCAATGTATGTTTCATCTTCATCATCCAAATCAATTGCTATAGCATTCATTGTGAAGTCACGGCGTTTCAGGTCATCCATCAAGGTCACGCCTTCATAGACACATTCAAAATCTGTGTGGCCTGAACCTGTTGAGTTTTCTTTACGTGCCAGTGCAAACTGGAAATCATGACCAAGGTCTGGATGGATAAATACTTCAAAAGCTTTACCAACACGCTGGAAACCTTTCTCTTCCATCTGAGCAGGTGTACTACCAACAACAGTTACATCAATGTCTTTGGAAGCAATACCCAGTAGCTTGTCTCGTACACAGCCACCTACAAAGTAAGCTTTGCAGTGTTCTGGAAGGATTTTGCGAATTTGAGTGCGAACGGTTTTCATGGTGTTGCTCCTTATTTAGTGCTACAGATAATGTGGTGCAAATCTAACATCAAAGGGTATCGGAACATGGTGTGCATACTACCTTCACCAACCAGTTCAGGAGTGAAAACATCCCAATATTTCTTTTTCTCTTGACGTTTCGCAGTATCTTTTACAGACTTCAGGTTGAAGAGGTTGGCACGAAACATTGGTTTGTCCATATCTGAGAGGACAATAACCTGTGCATCATTTACCTCTACAATCCATGTTGTGTTTGTTTTATGTACGACTTTCATTTTCCCACACCATCCAAGCATCTGATACATAAAGGATTGGTTGATAACGTTTCTTGCTGATGTAAACTGCTGAGTGATCTAGATACTCAAACCAGTCCTCATATCCCCAATAACACTCACGTTTCAGGGAGTAGAACTCAAAGGTATCCATTTCCCACAGCTCTTCTTTTGTAAACATCAGCAAGTTGTCCTCATCAATCTATGTGTTGTATCTTACTCACTCTCAATCTGCTTTGCAAGCTGTTTTTTGTGTTTTTCGTGTCCTTTTTTCTTCTGCTTTTTTCTGTCGATGTGTGTCGCGGGCTTGTTGTATTCGTTGCAGTGTTTTGCTACAAAGTTGTTTGAAGCTTTCATCATTTAAAATTCCTGCATAAAATTCAGTTGAGTTTTTACATTCAGAGGCCAGTTTGACTGCCTTCAGTATCACCAGTCCATGACAGGCTTCTGGTCTACAGAAACAACCAAGACGTTTGTCCTGCAATCCTAGCACCATTTCATAAGTAATCTCGCCAGATTTAACCTTAGAAATGAAAGTATCAATGTACAGAAGACAGGCTTGCAGTCGTGATACCTTATCAGAGATGGGGTGTGGATTCCCCCATACTGTGCCTCGACCTATGTATACATCGTAGGGCTCTTTGTACTTATTAACAACAGTGCAAGTCATCTTCTTCAAACACCATATCATCTTCATCACATTGAACTGTCATACTGTGCGGACACTGTTCCTGTGACTCATTATAACGCTTATTAGCCAGCTCAAAGACAAGCTTTAAAGAGTTAGCACGTTTACTGATACGTTCAGCTCTTGATTGAAGTTCAGGAGTGAATGCACCTCTTTCCCTTACTTGTCGCCCAATATCACGGCAACTAGACAGTAGGTTCTGGGCAATTGAACTTTCAGGAGCATGCATAGTTAGTGATTCAAGATCCTGAACCAATGCCTCAAAGTAATACCAGTGGTAAGCCATACTAAAAAACCCTCACAGTGTTAACCATGAGGGCTATTCTACTTATTTAGATTGTAAAGTCAACTATTAAATTGACTGATTGATACGCTCACGTATTTCATCAAGCGTAGATTCTGCCACGCATTCACCGTCAAAGTATACCATCTCCAGACAATCTTGGTTAGACACCCACTCATCAGTGGTAAGCTGGTCAACCATGAAGTACTCATTGTCTGAATCTTGACGAACCGCCAGCAACCCTTTAGCTGACTTCTTCAGACCATTGTCAGTCTTTGGCAGTTTCTGCAATGGAGTGAACTCAGAGTCACCCTGCATAAGCATTGCAGTTGCCTTCATAGCATAGCCAAAGGTGTCACGTGTATTGTATTGGTAGGTAAAGCTGCCAATACCAAAGACAACATTATTGGAAGCAAACCCTTTTTCTTTCAGACGTTGCAGGATAGTTTCAGCACGTTCAATAGTGATGCTGTCACCGTAAATAAGGCCAACATGCTCATCCAATACTGCATAACCAAGGTCTGTGTAAGTACCACCAAAGGTATCCCACAATGTTTCTACTGCACCTTTAGCAACAGCCTCTTCCAGCTCTTCACCAACATAAACTGAACCACTTACAGTAGAAACAGTGTAGTAGCGTACTTCACCGTGATGGTTCAAAGCAATTGCTTCATAGCCACCATCAATGATGTCCTGTGCAATTTTGTGATCATAGATGTTTTCATTCACACCAACCACTGCACGATAGTTCAGCTCGGTATCAAGGCCAGTATCATACAACTTGTAACCACACAGGATCTTGATTGGACATCCTGAATCTGGACGGAATACAACTTTACCGTTACGTGACATGATTACATCTTTCAACTCTCGTGCCATTTTGGTGATAACACCAAAGAAGTCAAATGTATCAGACACATATGAAGCAATACCTTCTGGTACGATCCGTGTGATGTAATCTTTCAAGAAGGCTTTTTCTGCTGTGTACAGGTCACAACCCAAACGTTGCTGCCACATTGCAATATTAGCACATGCAACAGAATGCTCAGTAGCCATAACTGAACCACCAATCTGATCAGTACTGCCATAGTAAGCATCAGCAAACAAGATTGCAGGGATGGTATCAGTACCTTTGAAAGCTGTCAGATGACCAAAACTCTTGTACATCACATCAACAGGTTGCTGCCCACGATATGAGAAGTCATGACCTTGGTAGTCAACAAACTCAAGTGGAGCACCTGTTTCGATTGCAGCAGCAGTCAGTACACGTTTGTACTCACGAGCAATAGTTGCACCAACACAAACATTCCACAGGCCAGCACTTAGAACAGTTTCAAGGTAGTTGACTAACCAACCAAAACCAGCAACAGTGTTGTGAATTGTCATCACAGGCACTTTTACAGGAACTACAGAACCTTCTGGCATTGCTTTCACATGCAGTGGCAAATACCCAAGAGAGTGCAAACTTTCAAGATGCTTTGTGTACACCTTATCTTCAGAGATATTGAAGATACGAGCCACATGCTTGCGATAGAACTTCAGAGACTTTTCCAGATCCTTATCAAAGAACTCTTGATCCCACAGTTCAGTCAACCACTTCAACAGACCTTGTAATCCAGCCATTATAGACTTACCATCGTACATACTTGAACCTTTGAAGTATGTATTTGACCGTGGTGTAAAGTTGCTGTACAGATAATTCATCTGTTCAGGATACATTTGGCAGTGACCTACTTTATACACGTCAGTTGCGAAATATGGCTTCAAAATGTTAGTCATGATGTCTTCCTTATACGTTACAGATTACAGATACACGTTCTTCGTGGCCTTCAGGGATATCAACCCCTGTAGAGTTTGTAGTGTAGATATAGTCAATCCCATTGTCAAGGAGTGCATCAATACCTTTTGTAAATAAACCATGAGTAACAAACAGAGAAACAACAGTCGCACCACCTTCACGAAGCTTTGCAGCACATTCAGTAAAGGTACGGCCACCATCACAGATGTCATCAATGATCAGGCAAGGTCGGTCTTTAACGTCGCCAACAATCTCATAGCTGGTGATCACCCCATCAACAGGATTACGATGCTTGAGTCCGTAGACAACAGGTGCATTACCAAAACGTTTAGCAACCTGCTCAACACGTTTTAAAGCACCATTGTCAGGAGCAACTAAAGTGTAGAACCCTGTAGCAATTGCCTGCACAAGTCCTCGTGCTCTCGGTTCAGGAGCATCAGCAAGCATGTGGCAGACAGAGAATGACTTATCCACAAGTGTTTCAGATGCCAAGCTATGAGCATCGCAGGTGAAGACATTATTAAAGCCTGAACTCAATGCTGTATGGTACACTTTAAGCATATTCACATCACCTTCTGTGGCAACACGGTCTTGTCGTGCGCTTGGGTAATATGGACACATAAGGTCAAGACCTTTAGATAGTGTCTCTGTTTCAATGTACTGACGAGCAGCCTGAACAATAAACACATCAACAGGAGTCATAACACCAATAGCTAACAGGAAACGTCTCTCACCACTCTCAACTGGTAAGCGGCACGCTGTATTGAAACGTACAGTCATCTCACCAGAAGGGAAATTAATAACTTCGTAGTTGATGGGATACTTTTTTGTGTCGTGCATAAAAATCAGTTTCATAGTTCAATTCCTAATTTCTTACAGATAGAGTCTCGTGACAACTTATAGTACAGATTGTAAGTTGGAACGTTGTTTTGTAGAGCTAACTGAAGTGCTGTGTTTGTCCCACCCTTAACTCGTGTATCTAAACCACCCGTTGGCTCTGCATACAGAATACATACCTTGCTTGGTGTATTCAAGTCATTTCCAAGAATTTGATAAACATTTCTTGAGTGAAGCTTTTTAGCTGCATCAGAACAACGATCCCACGCTGGGTGAACCTGTGAAGCTAACTGAACAGCTTGTTGATAGTTACTGAACTTTTGAGGGTTAATCATGATGATATTCTTATCATGACCACTCTTTCCCCACGGGAGATACACATCAAACAGTGACTGACCAGAAAGTTTAGCACCTTCCTGAAAAGCACTATCTGCTCCATCAGCACCACCACTGCGACCTATGTACCCACGATCAGCCATCTTTCGACCAATCTCTTGCATCAGTGCAAGGATTTCTGGTGGAGTCTTCCTTGACCCCACACCTGTATAATACTTAGCCATGTTTCAATAATGCCTTATGTTGAGAAATCATGTAACACTTGCGACACATTGACTGATATGATTCATTGCCACCAATCTGAACAACATCACCATCAACAACCATCCCACCATCCTTACCAAGTCTGGCATTCATAGTTGCTTTTCGTCCACAGCTACAGATGGTTTTCATCTCAACAATCTTATCAGCCAGTTCCAGAAGACGTTTAGAACCTTCAAAAAGATTACTTTGAAAGTCTGTTTTCAAGCCATAGCACAGGATAGGAATGTCATTTTGATCACAAATCATTGCTAACCCTTCAACTTCCCATGCGGTAAGGAACTGACACTCATCAACTAAGATACAGTGATACTGTCCAGTTGCTGCTTTATGATACAGTTCAGGAATGAAGTTACGGTCAGCCCCAAACAACAGATCAGGTTTTCGTGTTAACCCAATTCGTGAGTTGATCAAGACATCCCCTGCACGATTATCACCTGCGTAACCAACTACAAGGACTTTCATCCCACGCTCTTCATAGTTATGCGCTGATTGTAACAGTGAAGTAGACTTCCCAGCGTTCATTGCTGCATGGTAAAAGAATAGTGAAGCCATTATGAATTTCCTCTTTCAACATTATGATCAGGTTTACAGATATAGTCACCAATCCAGTACAGCTCATGCAGCTCACTTTCAGTTACCAACACGACACTACCTTTGTCTGTGATCACTTTGTAAATAGAACCACCGTACTTGTAATGGTCTTGAATTTCAGCAATAAATCCATTTCCAACACGGCGACCATCTTTGGTACACAACTGAGCATACAACACTGGTTGGCGTGACACGTTTAGTCCAGTTGCCCAATCGGGTAGATAGTGTGCTTCTAAATCTTCCATCTTAGTCACCTTTCTTGTTCAGATTGTTGCGGTTGATGTGTTCACGTAACTGCTCTTGGTAGTGAGCAACAGCCTTTTCATGAAACTTAATAAGATCACGCAAACGTTGCTCTTCTCTTTTAATCTCTTCAAAAGTTTTCATTGAATCATTCCTAACACTATAGCTGTTGTTGTAACATTACCAGTGACTCAATAAAGGTCTTACGCATTTTCCTTCTATACTCAAACTCATTAGCTTTTCGGTGAATATGGACTGCGGATATTACAGTCTTTATGAGAGCAGTGCAAGTGATGAAGACATATGGTGCATACCCATCACCAGCAACTGCAATCATCCCGAAAGTAACACCTAAAATGGCAGCAAAGATTGAGTCATTATCCATTTACAGATTCCTCTAATTGTTCAATCATCCAATCCAGTAACTCTCGGCGTAGCTCGGCGTATTCACCCTCAAACCACATCTCTTCTTCAGAAGCAGCTTGGTATATCTCTGATGCTGCATCTGCATCTTGGAGCTTATCACGTGATGCTGGGACAATATACCCACCATCGCCAACCAAGGCAAATTCCCACTTGCGCATTAACTGATCAGCTAGATCAGATGCTTGAGCTGATGCATTGATATCTACATAGTTGCAGATTCCTGTAACAGCACAGAACTTTGTGGTGTCATAGTTACCAGATGTCATAGCCTCATTGACAAACGTCCGTAAATCTTTCAGCACTGACAGTAGTTCGTTATTAACGTTCTTCATACATTTTCTCCAATCCACTAATCAACCAGTCTAACAATTCTCTGCGTAACTCTGCATACTCACCAATAACCCACATATGATCTGGATCACTGCATGTGAAAGCACGTCCAGCAGCAGAAACATCGTATTGCTCATCACGTGATGCAGGTACTGGGTATACATGGATACCAGTTGACAAAGGCCACTGTATGTTTAGTTCTGCTAGCCTACCCTTGACAGCTTCTGTACAGTAGTGACAAATACCATACCACCCACTAAACTCTTGATTTGACGAAGAAACATGACCATCTTCGACTGCATCATCAACGTATTCACGTAATGTACGCAACTGTTTCAGTAACTTCTTATCAATCTTTTCAGTATCCATTTTTCATCACCTTGAGAGTAATATTGTCCAGATCCGCTTTACAATTTGTCTCTACTGAGAGGACAGTATTTGCTGCCTTTTCAAAATCCAACTTTTCGGTGAACATATGGCGCTCATTTGGAAATGCAATGACCGTACCAGAAATCATTGCTGCACCCTTTGGAGTGACCTCATCAGGGGTGAATGAGAAGACTTCTTTCTCACCAACCAACTGATTGATCTTCTTAGTCCGAATAAAGTGTTTGGCATATTCTGGCCGCAAGGTGTATTTGTAAGCGGTTTTAAACTCTAAACGTCCTGCTCCAAAGCAAGCAATACTTCCAACTTTAATACCACCGTTAATCATGTTCATTGCATTTCCTCCTGTGCTTCAATGTGGAGAACTATACCGTAAACTGATCTGTTACGTCAACACCTTTGTGATAGATTTTTTGATTAGATGAACCACGGAAAGAAAGTTTAAGGTCTTTCAGTTCTTCAACAAACTCCCCATCTACCAGATAGTCAACATAGTTGTCAACAATTGCTTTCTTCTTAGAGCTAAGTTGGATCTGATCAAGTGTGTCACCTGTCCACAGCCAAACCGTTTTATTAGGCAGTCTGTGCTTGATTCTGCGAAGAAGGTTGTAGATATCATTGACATTACCATTAGCAAGAGGATCGCCACCAAGGATGGATAAACCATCAATGTATGGCTTGTTTAGTGCTTGGATAAGACGCTCTTCATCTTCAATAGTGAACAGTTTACCAACCTTGTATGATTGTGAAAGCTTGTTAAAACACCCTTTGCAACGGTGATCACAGCCAGCAACAAAGAGGGCTACACGAATACCTGTGCCATTCACAACATCCTGCTCAATAATTTCTGTGTAATTCATTTCTCAATCTCCAATAAAAAACCCTGTACAAGCATAACCTGTACAGGGTTAATTTTCAAACCGTATTAAACTGGTTGTCCTTCAAAGGATTTCATATGTTTAACACGTCTGCGTACTTCATTTTGCTTACCGTAATTGAATGGTCTTGCGTCTGGTGCTGATAGATACCCACAAACACGGCGGATAACCGACATTGTACCCTCTTCGTGGTTTCCACAGCTTGGGCAGGTATACCCTTCATTTGAGGCTGTAAACTCACCTTTGTAACCACACTTGTAGCACTCATCAATCGGTGTGTTAGTACCAAAGTAAGGAACCTTATCAGCAGTGTAGTCCCAAACGGCCTCTAGTGCTTGCGGGTTCTTAACCAGATTAGGGAACTCAACATAGTCGATAAAACCACCATTAGAGATACGAGCAAAAGGTGCTTCAAAGTCAATCTTTTCAAATGGAGTTGCAAAGTGATTTACATCCAGATGGAAAGAGTTGGTGAAGTACTCTTTATCAGTAACCCCTTCAACCAGACCATGTTTCTTAACAGTCAGTCGTAAGAAACGATCACACAGATTTTCAGAAGGTGTACCATACAGACTGTATGCAAATCCTGATTCTTTCTTCCACAGGTTAGTTGCTTCACGCATACGCTCCATAATCATCATTGCAATGTTTTGAGCAAATACATCATCAATCGGAGCTTTACCAGTCAATGCCATGACAGTTTCATGCAGACCAATGTAGCCTAGAGAGATAGAAGCACGACCATCCTTAAATAGATCCAGCACATAGTCTTCAGGATTCATACGAACACCTAGAGCACCCTCACAATACAGGATTGGTGCAACCTTAGCCTGAACTGTTGAAAGTCGCTCAATACGAGTCTGAAGAGCTTTATGGCACAGCTCTAAACGATCATCCAGCAGTGTGAAGAACTCATCAATGTCGCCTTTAGCATCTAGTGCAACCATTGGCATGTTCAAGCTAATCACACCAAGATTGTTACGACCTGCATAAACTTCTTGGCCTTCTTCGTTCTTCCAAGTACCTAAGAAGCTACGGCAACCCATTGGTGCTTTGTATGCTCCGGTATTCTTCACGATCATCTCATAGTTCAAGATGTCTGGATACATACGTTTGGTAGCACACTCAAGAGCAAGCTGCTTAATGTCATAGTTAGGGTCTTCTGGACGGCGATTCACTCCATCTTTCAGACCAAAAACCAGTTTAGGGAATACTGCTGTTGTACCTTTAGCACCTAAACCTTTCAGACGATTCAACAGAATGCTTTTTTGAATCATACGTGATTGCCAAGAAGTACCCATACCAAAACCAAAAGTGGTAAATGGTGTCTGACCATTTGCAGTGTGCAGAGTATTGATTTCATACTCAAGAGACTGCATTGCATCATAGACTTCCTTCTCAGTTCTCGCCATTGCGTAAGCTTCTGGGTCTGCAATCTTCCACTCATGAGCTACCTCTAGGTGCTTCTCATAGCTGAGTGTAACATATGGTGCGAGAACTTCATCAATACGATCAATAGAATTACCACCATAAATATGCGAAGCCACCTGTGCAATAATTTGTGCAGTAACTGCTGCTGCTGTTGCAATTGATTTTGGTGATTCAATTTCAGCGTTACCTAAACGGAATCCGTTCTTCAACATCCCACCAACATCGATCAACATACAGTTGAACATCGGGAATGCAGGAGCATAGTCTAAGTCATGATAGTGCAGTACACCTTCAATGTGAGCTTGTGCAACATCACTTGGCAGGATGTGCTTTAAAGCTAACTCTTTTGAAACAATACCTGCTAACAGATCACGCTGTGTTGGGATAATCTTACTGTCTTTGTTAGCGTTTTCGTGCAGGATAGACTTATCCTTCTGTAGCAGCAGACCTTCAATGTTTTTGAACAGGTCAGATTTCTTATCACGAGCCACATCACGCTGATGACGATATTGGATATACAGACGTGCAACATCGTGCATACCACAAGTCATTAAGGCATCTTCTACAAGACGTTGGATCTCAACAATCTTCCATACCTTTTCAGGATGTTCCTGTACGGATTCATCAACAATAGCTGCAACAGCAGCAACATCCATAGGGTGTACATCACCAAGCTCTTGAGCAGCTTTTTGAATAGCGTTAGTGATACGGCTCAAATCATAGTCAACAATGTAACCATCACGTTTTTCAATCTTTGTCATTACTTCACCTTTTGATCAATAGCATCAGGTAGTTATTTAATAATTTTCTTCAGCTCACGAACAATATACTCTTCAGTGCTGAAGTGATTCCAGTTTGCAGCAACTAACTGAGCACCATACTTGTCACAAATCTGAGGCAGAACTGCTTCATGGAAGTTGTGAACATCACGGATATAGCTCAGGTCAGTTCCCTTCTCTTCAGGACGATTACGCTTCACCATGCGCTCCCAAACAATCTCAGGATCTGTGCGCAGATACACGATAGCATCTACTTGAGGATAGTCTTTCAGACGGTCAATGATGTCATAGTAGTAACCAAGATAAGAAGCGTCTGGACGTTCCATGTTCAGCATGTTTGCTTGACAGAACACAACATCACTATACAGTGAACGCTCAATCAGGTAATCACCATCTGGCATGGTCTTAAACAGTTCTGACCGTTTGTTAGTGATGTACATTTGGAACTTGATACGCTTAACAGAGTCATTTGGATTCTCTGTAAAGTCCTTCAGCAGCTTTCTGAACATTGGATCGTCTACAGGCTCTTGGATAGGAGTGAACCCAATACGTTTTGCCAGACGTGGCAGAAGAGTGGATTTACCAGCACCGATATTGCCTTCAATAGCAACTACTCGCATAATTTTACCTCGTATAAATGAAAAGGAGTCCTTCGTAGGGAACTCCTTTTAGAATACTATGAAAATTGATCTGTGTCAATTTCTTAGTTACAGTTTATAGATGTATAGATGAGAGTTACTGGTACGCATACGGCGGTAGTCACCCTCAATGGTGATGTACATTTTGCAGATATCTGTGATGATACCCTTAACAAGCAGTGAGCGTGTCAGTTTGTATCCGCTTCTTGAGTACAGTACCTGATCACCAACTTGCAGCACATTACCATCAATGTCTTTTACTTCGAGTTCATTTGTCATGACGTGCTGCCCTTCTCTTCATACCAATCCAGATATCATCTTTACGTTCTGTTCCAATAAACAGTAATCCGTCTGGAATAACTTTTCCATAAACATTACGATGCGTTTGCTTCATTTCTGTAATGTCTTTTTCAATATCCAACCCAAAGTGATACAGTGCAGCTCTTAACGCATTCTTGTTGTACTCAAGAGTTTGTTCAGTAACACCCTCCATAAGAGGGTGCTCTGCGATCACTGAGAAGGAAACATTATAGTTGCCTTTAATGACCATTGTTAGATTCCTGTGTGCTCAGTCAAAAAGTCAAACACTTGGCTCGGAGAGAGCGGTGTCATATTCTTAGGACATAGTACACTGTCTTGACCATCTTCGTCAACAAAAATTATGCTACCATATGCATTAACCCCGATAGTCAGACAGAAATCAGAATCAGCTTTACTGTTTTCAGGATCAAGCTTTTCATATTCCAGTCCAGATGCTTCTAAAGCTTCTTCACTTGCAGCACACATTCCACAACCTTCTTTCCAGACAAGGTATAGGCTGTATGGTACGTCAGGCTTTGGAGCCAAATCTGACAAGTCAGCATTCACATGGTCTGGGAATTTCATAATCTTGTCATCATGATTGCGGTGAACTGAGAAGTACCCATTGCTTTCAACGATACGGCACAGAATACCTTTTTCACCATACTGACGTACTACATCTTCTGCAACCGCTTGGTACTTGGTGTACTTGCGGTCATTAGAAGCAAAGATACGGTTCATGGCTTCTTGGTGATTATGCTGGATCATCATTGCCAGACCTTGAATAACAAACTCTAAATCACAAGCCTCAGAGATAAGTTTTTCAAGGTTTCTGTTACGGACTTCAACTTGTACTTCTTTCAGCTCTTCAGCGATACGTTCAAGCTGGTTTTCCAGACTTTTCCAGTAAGCTTTGCTACCAATTGGTTCAACATTTTTACCACAGTTTTTGTGCCAATCAATGACACGTTGCAGATTACTCTTTTGCATTAGTTACTTCCTCTTGAATTGGTTTCAGTGCTTTCTTGGCGTTTTCCAGACGGTCAGACTTCTGTTCTAATGTTGCAACAGTGCTATCAACATTGACCATTTCTTCTTGCAGTGATGCAATCTGGTCTACCAGAATCTCACGATAAGATTCCAGATCAGCCATTGCTGATTTATTTGCTGTGATAGCCTTCTCAATTGCTTTTTCAGCACGGTCGTGACAAACCTGTGCCATTGTCTTACCACCAAACATGAAGATGTTTACCAACTTACGAATGAATTTCATGATACTTCCTTAGTGAGAATTTGTTTAATTCGTTGAGCAGCAACCTTAGAAAATTCCTTTGGAATAAACTTAACTGCTGCAATGTTCCCATTGTAGAATAATCTGAGATTGTCGTCAAGCTTCCGATACATCACATCGAATTTATGTTGCAGGTTTGCCTCTGCATAGTATAAACCACCACGTGTACGGTAAGTCTCGATCATGTAGAACTCAAAGTTATCTTTACCAATTGCTTCAATATCTGCATTCAGATACTTACAAGAGCCAGTATAGGACTCCCATTTAGAAGGTTTGATAATCTTCTTTCTATTCTTACGACCAGCTACCTTGACGTGGCTCTCAGACCAGAACTGTTTCTTTCCCAAGTAGTATTGCCCTGTTGCTTTGTTGTGAATCAGGTAAACAAAACCAAACAGTTCATTAAGATTACTTACATCACAAAATGTTTTCCAGTGACTATCACCAGCATATGGTAAACTCATTCAATAACTCCATTAAAAGCATATTCTTTGTGTAACTCTTGTCTCTTCCTGTCAACAGCTTCTTTTGCTTCAGACAGTGCTTTATAATTACCGCAAAAGTGAACCACACCCTTGTATGTAACTTGTGTGCTCCACTTTTGATATCTCTTGTTCCAGTATACACCCTTAACACCAGACTTGTTATTCTTATTAAGCAACCTGTTGCACTGATTTTCAGTTAAGCTGCAAACTCTCAGATTTGAAAGTCTGTTATCAGATGTGTCATGGTTGATGTGATCAACACATTCTGGGTAGTAACCGTAGTGATACAGGATAGCAAGGGTATGCCCATGATACCCCTTACCATTGATGTAGATACGAACATACCCTTTACACAGTGTACCAGCTTCACTGCCAGCCTTAACACGTTTAGCTGTTGGATTCTTCCAATAGAACTTACCTGTATCATAGTCATAGGTGAGATAGTGTCTCACCTGTTCTTGATTCATACTCACACCTTGATATAGTCAGAAAGTTTGAACTCATCCTTCGGAGAGCGTTCCTGATAGGCTAACCAGATATGTTGCTCCATCAGTTTGTGATAAGGGATGGTAAGTTCTTGTCCGTCCCATGACTTGTAAGTGAAATGCTCACCAACCTTGTCTTTATAGAAGGACAGCATAAGCTCTAAACATTCCTGTTTAGTCTTGCAGGTCTGGATCAGATCATAAGCACCTTTTGCACCAACACCTTTCAATCCTAAATATCCATCAGCACGGTCGCCAGCCATTGCTTGCAGCATCAGCCATTTGAACCCCATACCAATATACTTTTTCTTGATTGGACAGTACCACAAATCACCCATACCTTCTTTGTCATGAGCAATCCAGAACTGACGTTTATCTTTGTCATACTTCATATTGACCATGTAAGTTCCTTCGGCTTGTTGAAGGTCTTTGTCAATACTCATGATTAGGCCACTGTCACCACACTTCTCTGCTTTGGCAATGACAATGGCATCTGCTTCAAAGCCACCCTTGAGGACTTTAAAGCCTTGCTTAACAAGCCATTCACGACAAGCATCTAGGTGTGTTGGTGTTTCCAGATTGGCACGATTGCCCTGATAGCGGTTTTCAATACCTTCGATATCCTTATTCTTGTGAGCACCACGCTCAGTAAGGAATCCTTCAAAGTGTTTGATATTCTTACCAGCAGTGCGGATGTAGTCGTTTAAGACTGATTTTGTGAGGGCTAGTGCAGTTGATACTGGATTCACTTTCTTGTAGCTGATACGTTCCCAATCATCAGGATTACCATAACCTAGTGAATCTAAGTCTGATAGAAATTGAGCAGCTTCTCTTGCAGATTTTAGCTCTTCAGACTTCTCACCAGTAAGCTTGTTTACCATCTGATAAAATGTCTTTTCAGCAGCACACGCACCAGCATACGCAATAGGATCACCATCAACAAATGCTGATGTGATAGACGATGGAACAGTGTTGTGAATGTTTACGTTCTTTAGTGACATTACAAATTCCTTTATAGAAAAAAGGAGGTCTTTTCAGACCCCCTCTGTGTTATGACTTATTAACGATTATTCGGTTTCCCAATCATCATCTTCGTCGTCGTCATCATCAGAACCGGATGGAGAGGTGTTGCTGTCGTCATCGTCATCAGTGTGGATATCGTGACCTTGACCTTCACCTTCGTAATCTGCGATACCTTCGTAACCCAGATCATCCATTTCATCTTCCTTGATAGAGGAAGCAGCACCACCAGTAGACTGAACTTCAACCAGTTCACGAACAACAATCATTGTTGGAATTGGCTTGGATTCTTCACGGTTGTTGTCGGTATCTTTGTAGAAGTGAGCCTTGATAATCATGTCACCTACAGTACCGTTACCGATCAGGATATCTGGAATCAGACCGCAGAACTCCTTACCAGCTTTTGAATCAACCTTCTTCATAGGGTACTTAACAACAGTACGACCTTCCAGCTTACCAACTTGCAGAGTGTGTTGGAACTCATTCCACTCACCTTCTGGGTAAGAAGCGTGACGAGTCAGTTTCAGGATGTAGAACTCATCATCATCGCTTGGAGCTGGGATTTTGTATTTTTCTTCAAAATCTTCATTATCAACACGGTTGATGATAACCTTACCAGTGAACAGCTTCTTCAGCTCTTTTGCAATGGTCTTGTTGATAATGACTTCAGCAGCATACTCACGATCTTTGAAGAAGCGGTCGCGGTCGCCTTTCTTTTTCATCTTCAGAGATGGCACTGTCTTGGTATACAGCATCATGGTGTTCTGAAGTGCAACACGAACAAACTCTTTGCTCTTGTAAGTTTCGCTCTTCAGTTGAACCATTTTTACATTTGCTGGATTGAAAGTCATCTTGGTATCCTTTATAACTATGTTTTCGAGAGTTTTAAGTATAAGCCCCTTTTCAGAGGCTTTCAAGCATTTTTTGAAGCTTAGATAAGACCTTTACGCTGCTTATCTTTACGAGTCTTACCAATCCGAGGACGTGGATGAGAGCGGTCTACCCAACCATCTGTGTCTTGACGTTCTACTGGTTTGAACTCTTCAGTGATTTGCTTCAGTTTTGCAGCCATGATTTTATACCTTCTTGAAATTACTTGTCAAACTTATTGTGCAGCTACGGTCTTACGAGGACGACCACAGCGCTTTTTCTTCGGAGCACGTGATTGCTCAATCTTTGCTTTCTGAATTGCAATGCCACGTGCAATGAAAGCTTGAATCTTTTCCATACCAGCCAGAAGCTGATTGTCTTTCAAAGATGGTTTGAAAGGTTTTTCGCCACGCAGGGCATTCATTGTAATAACAGACATATTCAACTCCTGTTTAGTGAATGTCTTTGTCTCAATCAGTGTTTACATACTAAAACTTTGAATTTGTGAAGTCAACAACTTTTTCAAATTATTTTGCTTCAGCATGTTTGCGGTAAAACTCGACAGCTTCTTTACAAACAATGATATCACTAGGATACAGTGGTCTGTCAAGGTAAAGATTGGTCATACCTGTCATGCGTGATAACATGGTGTAGACTTGGCCAGCAGCAAAAGCACCATATCCGAAGTCTACTACAGCACCATCTAAAGAAGCACCTTGAGCTTTGTGAGCTGTGATGAAGTCACACTGTCTCAATGGAAGTTGACTATACCGACCAACAGTCTCTCTGTCAACAACATCAATCATGTCATACATACTGAGTCCACGATCATCCATCTCTTTAGGAGTGAATACTTCACAGGCTGGCTTTTTAGTTGATGTATACTCAATGTTTTCCCAGATGTTGGCACCAACAACCACTTCATGCCCATCATCCATCTGGATAACAACCTTATCAGTAGCACACTGCTTAACTGTTCCACAGGAGCCGTTAGAGAAGTCTGGGGTGTTAATCAGTGTCATAACTCGCAAGCCCTCTTTCAAGACAAGCTCATCATTCACAGGCTTATCCTGATCACGGAAAGCACCTGTTGTAACTGACTTGTAATGCCAAGCCTGATTAGGGTTACGGCGAAGGACTCGCAGATTACCACGGTCTACTTCTTTATTTGTTGTAACAATTGTTGTGTATTTGTGAGCATCTGGGATGTCAACAACACGCTGATTAAAGAAAGCAATTGCTTCTTCAAGGTTCTCACCAAAACGAATTGCATCAAGGTGACGCTTCATTTCTTTATCCTCAGTACGCATACTCTCTGTAAGAGATACCACGTTGAAGTTACCTTCATAGAAGGATTGTGTCTTGAAGAAAAACTCAGAACCATACTCTGCAAATAGCATTTCAGCTTCTTGAGTTCCATGCTTAACAACAGGAGGTAACTGAAAAATATCACCCGACAGGATAACTTGCAGACCACCAAAAGGCTTATTGTTACGATAGATCTGACGAAGACGCTGGTCAATACAAGTAAATGTATCTGAGCGGCACATACTGATCTCATCAATCACAATACGCTTGATAGCTTTCTTGTTACGCCACAGCTTAGAAAATGTTCGAGTAGTCTTACGAAGCCAGAACGTGTCAGGAAACCCAATAGGTAGTGCTAAAGCTCGGTGAGCAGTCATGCCACCAATGTTTAAAGCTGTAATACCTGTCGTAGACATAAACACAGTCTCGTGTCCAAAATCTTCACGGATACGGCGAATCAGGAATGATTTACCAACTCCGCCACCACCAAGCATCAGAACATTCTGACCAGACTGAATAGCTTCGTAACAGGAAGCTTGTCCAGCATTAAGTGACAGTTTTACAGCAGATGATACTTTGTTGTATTGCATGGGAGTCTCCTTTATAAAAACAATGAGGGCGATTATACGCCCCCAGATTAGTAAGTCAATCAGTAATCTTTACCGCGATCAATTACAAAGTCTTCCGTGGTATCTCCATAACCTAATGCCTCATCATCATTCAAAGCTTCCTCAATATCACGTGGATCACGTCCCTTCTCTAGTCGCCCTGTCTCACCGTTGTAGTAGGTAAAACCAGCAAGACCAGTGCTCTTACCGTGACGGCGACACTTGGATAGCTTAATCATCGTAGTGTTCTTGATGATAGCATTCTCGTGCAGCTTGTTACGAGACAGCAAGATGTTGTTCATAGAGATCTGAAAGTAAGCACCAGAACCTTTGATATCTTCTTCAGAGATTTCAGCACCTTCAGAGTTTGCCTTCTGACCACCACCATTTTTACGAACGTGACAGACATTGATATGTGCGTAACGGTGACGTTTTACACGGTTCAGGATCTCTGACAAGATTTCATCTTCATTTGTGTCTGAGCGTGACAATGCTAATGTAACTGGATCAAGCACAATCATCTTACAGTTCAGACCCATTACAAGGAAGTCAATGAACTCTAGTAGCTTCTCAGCATTCACAGCACCCTGATGGTCAATGATGTGGATACGGTTGCCCTCAGACAGTTCAGAGTGAGCCTTTTCAATTGCATCCCAATCTCGCTCTTCCCAATCAATCTCATTCAGTTGGGTGTTCATGTGAACTGAGCAAAGCATTTCCATCATTTCTTCATAGGAGTCTTCCAGAGGAATGATGCCAATGTTGTAATCAGTGTCTTTCCAAGCTTTGTAGATCATCTCACGAACAAAAGCTGATTTACCTACAGACGATGCAGCAGCAATTGTTGTAATCTCACCAAGGCCAAAACCACCATAGGTCTTAGTGTTCAGATCCCCAAAGCTGTCTGGAAAAGGGATAACTGGAATCTGACCACGCTCCTTCATTGCTTGGAAGCCTGATGCAAAAGATCGTACCCCTGCTGGGCAATATGACTCAGCATTCCAGATCATCTGCCAGAAAGCATCACAGACATCGTTACGCATTTCTGTAGATTTAGTTGCTTTCCACATATCTGACAAGTCTTTGATATTGTCAGGATACTTCATCAGACGAACTTTGTTAGCTGGAAGCACTTTCAATGCTGCTTCACAAAGCTTGCGGCCAGCATCGTCATTATCCATGCACAGGTAGATTTCTTCAAATGAGTTGATGAACTTAAAGTTACTTTGAATACCTGCAATGTTCGCACCAGAAGGCATTGAAACAACACAGTAGTTATCAATGTTCTTAGCTTTCTTCTCAAGGATCAGTCGAGCTGTCATACAGTCGATTTCACCTTCCATGATGATCAGACGTTTGCGGTTGGCAATCTTGGCATACAGCCATTCACCAAACATCACAATCTCACGACCTACATCACCAATCTTACCAGAGAAGTTTTTCAGTTTACCCAGAAGTTCAGGCTTTTTCTTTACCTCTCGGTGATACTCTTCAAAACGGCTACGAATACGGTATCCTACGTGACGATACTCCATCGTACCTTCGTCAAGCAGATATGTTGGATAGAAGTGTTTATCAATGTCACCCTTATCATCAACATCAACGTGAACCCCAAACAGTTCAAGGATACGTGATGGGAGTTTACGATCACGCAAGTCATCAGCAGCAAGGTCATCACGGATAGATTCAAGAGTGTATCCATGCCATTCTGTTGTCAATTCTTCTTTTTTAGGTTTACTTTGTGTCATAGCTGCCTCATTGGTGTCAGGGTTGTAATCAGGAATCGCATGACCACAACTCCAACAGGTGAAACTATAAGAACCATCATCATGCAAATAAACAGCACCTGCATCAGAAGATCCACAACCTTCAGCGGGGCATTCTGTATGATACTGGAACTGTCCCTTTGTTTTCTTTTCAAACTTTGCCATTACAACCTCTAACTAAAAAAGGGGACGAATCCCCCTCGTCTTACTTCGCTTCTGTGAACGCTTTTGCAAAAATGTGAACAGTGAGTTCCCCACATGCAAGATCTAGGTCATTCTCTTTATTGTGAAGTGTGAAGTCAATCATATTCTTTGACAGACTCTGTTCAGATTTATGAGAATCCACTTTACGGAGGTTGTCAGCATCTCGCTCGACCCAACCTAACAGATCACAGACACTTGCTTCATCATCAAAGCGTACATCAGGAATGAATACGATGTCATGACCTTGTGACAGGCGCATCTCTTCAAGAGTTTGACGAATATCATCTACCCATACTGTAGATTGGACAGCACGGCAGCAGTCAGTACCAACAAGCTGATACAAACGTCTTGGAGAGATCACTAAGAAGTGACCTGTCTTAGCACTGCAATACTCTTTATTCTTCAAGATGATTTCATAGAAGTTATCAACCATCTGTAAGATGTTTTTCTTTGAACAAACACGACTTAGGTGTGAAGTGAATGTTGCAACGATGTACTTTCGCTGGATCTTCAACATGTTCTTGTTGTTAATGCCAGAACCAATCAGTTCAGTCTCAATAGGAGTCTGTTTCATATTATCAGGCGGATAACCATCCCATCCAACTAAATCATGACACAGATCTTTCAAGGTATCTGCAAAGTGGATAATTGAACACTCTTTTGTAGAACGTGATGCATACAACTTAGCCAGTGTATCCTTACCAGCACCAGCCAAACCCGCTAAACCTACAACCAACATATTATTTCTCCCCAAAGAAACATGTAAACATTTTTTGACGCTCTTCTTCAGTAACGTCTGTCAGATAGTCATTCAAGAATACGACAATATTCTTGGTAAAAATCTTTTGAGCTAAAACCATGTTTGCCATACTTGAAGCAAATACAGCCTTACTTCCCATGATACGATCAACGATCATGGAGAACAGGAACAGTTCATTAAGCCAGTAAGTATCCCCGATCAGGAGTGGTGAATTATCTCCAAAGATACCAAGCAAGCTTCCTGCAAAGAAGGCATTCACAGATTGCTCATCATTCATATCAACAGTCATACCAGCAGCAATTGAGTCTGTTGCAACCTCAAATAGTGCGGAGTGACTGAATCCATCATTCTGGATATCAGCAAAGACTGCATGTGCTGTGAGTGGATCACCAACAATCAGTGATTTCACAAGTAAAGTGAACATCACATGTTTAACATGGTCTGACAAACCTTCAGCAGTACTAACATCAAGCAACACATCATGCATAGATGCTAACATAGCAATTGCTTCAGCACCTACAGAGGTTTTTTGCAGGTTCTTATCCTGTTTAAAGGAATCACACATTGCTTGCATGTTCTCAAGCTTTCTTCCAAGAACCTTCTCAGAACCTTCACTGATTGTTGCGAAGATTTCTTGGTAAAGACCTTCTACATCTTTCATTTTTGAATCTTCCTTTGTCTTGACAGGAACAGTGTTTCAGGACTTTTGAAGTCCATCTCTTTCAGAACTCTAGGAGTGTAACTTCTACTCCATCCGTCTGATGCATTGGATAGTAATGTATTTAGACCTTCGATGTCAACCCCATGTTGAAGATTACTTCTCAGGTTTTCAATCATTGTCAGGGTGTCTTTCCATTTGCGTCTGTCTAGGGAAGCACTCTTCAGATCCATGTAAAGACTTCTGATCATCTCATCTGTGTAGTCTTTACTCATCTCAACTTCGTGTTGAAGGTCAACCATTTTAGTATGGTAGTGATTGTACTTTTTCTGTGCTTCTCGCTCTAACTCAACAATACTTTCAAGAGTACTGTTCAGACCGATTAGAGTCGGGTGAATGAATACAGTATTCATAACTGATCAGGTTCCTATAAATATTACATTATTATTGATCTCTTATTCTATTAAAGATGATCTTTAAAAGATATCCTTTAAAGGAATCTCTAAAAGAATCCTGTAAAGTACGGATTCAGGATACCATATGATCAAAACTCAGTCAACTCTTGTTTAAATTTGGTTTAGGTGATAGAATACGATTTCTTACATAGGAGAAATACAGATGCCAATTATGAGACAAAATGTTAGTGGACGTGGCCGTATCTTGGTAGGTGATACCGAAAACAACGGTCTGCTGCTGACATATGATCAGAACTGGCTCATTGCATTCATTGACCGTAGCACTAAAGAAATCTTTGTGTTTACTGATCAGTATGTTGAGCCAGACCACAAGTATGCAGGTCATGTCTGTGGCTCTATCAAAGATGGTGTGAAGTTCGCTGTTGAAGCTGAACGTGTCACCATTCACAACTTGATGGGTTACGACTGGTGGATTTTCAATGCTATCTCACCTGAACTGTGGAATATTACTACATGTCCGCCTTGGAGTCCAAAACTGCAAGATACTCTTGTTCAGTCTCGTATTCAGTGGTATGACCGCCCATGCCCACGTGGTTATAAGGGTACTCACGGTCTGGCTGCTTGGGGTTATCGTGTTGGTGTTCCAAAGCCTGAAATCGAAGACTGGACACAATGGACTCAAAACATGCTTACTCGTGTTGTTGATGATATCCGTATCAACGACCGTGTTGCAGATGCTTTGGATCAGGAACGTGCAGAGTTGATCAGTATCGGTGTTGACACTGTTGAGACGTATGAGCGTTGTAAGCAAACTCAGTTCTGGCAGACTCAACAGGAAATCAATGGCTGGTTGGCTGACCAAGAGAAGATGCGCAAGTATGCTGATGAGTTCGCTGCACAAGCTGAGGCTCTTGCTGCTGATATTGAGCCACTTTTGCCAATGGCTATCAATCACCCTAGCAAGATTACCAATGAAGAGTTCCAAGAGAAGTGGAATGCTCTCGCTGAATCTATGGAATCTGTTGGTTACAGTTACCGCCGTCTTGTCAAGATTCCACCTACACGTTATGACATCGTTGTAGTGAAAGGTGAGAATGTTAAACGTGCTCGTAAAACGCTTGCAGGCTGCACTACGAACTTCTTGAACATTGGTGATGTGACAGCATACGTCATCAAGAATATCGAGACAGGAGAGGTTCTGAATGGGTTCAGCTCAAGTAAGATTAAAGATGCTCGTGAGCATTTGAAAACTCTTAACCTGTCCAGTGATTGGAAGGTTGTTAAGACAGTTACTCGTGGTGTCAAAGGGTATAACGCCAACATCTGTAAGGCATTTGACCTTAAACCTGAAGACTGGTTTGATCCTGAGAAGCAACTTATTGGTGGCGCATTTACTAAGATTACCTTTGAAGCTACTCGCATGAGTCAGCCAGATGCTGTTAAGCGTTACCTGCTAGAGAAGTGTAACTGGTTGCCTGATGAGTACAATCTGAAGAAAGATAAGGAGAAGAAGCCTTATAAGGTTGTGGCTGATAAGAATGGTAAACTGGTCAAGTACAATCGTAAGCAACATGCAGCGTACTCTTATGTCACTCATGAGGGTGTTGATTACCTGTTGTGGGATATGAACTTTAAACGCTTCCCAGATCTTAAACAGTCTGTATTGCGAACATCACCTAAACTGACTGAATCCTCTTTCGATACCATCGAAGGTGAATTAGGTGAAAAGATTGCGATGTACAACACCCTGATGCACCGCCGCCGTACACTGGAAAACCCAACTAAAGATGAAAAAGGTTGGCTGAACCAGATTCGACCAGACGGACGATTGAGTGCTGGTGCAAGTGTGTTTGCAACATCCACTGGTCGTATGGCACAGTATGGTATTGTTAACGTTCCGTCCGGCTCCGCTAAGTTTGGTAAACCAATGCGTGAAGTGTGGACTTGTGAAGAGGGAACGACACTCCTTTCTGCTGATATGAACTCTGCTCAGTTGGTTCTTTTGGCTAACTATATGGGTGATGAAGCATTCACCTATGCGGTTACAAAAGGTAAAGAGTTTATTGAGGTATCTGAAGAGGAATACGCTGGACAGCCATATTACAAGCATGATGTAGAAAACCACTTCTATGAAATCTATTCAGGTACAGATGCCCACACCATGAACTCTGTGGCTTTTGGTCTGAACACTCAAGAGGACATTGAAGAGGCTCGTAAGACGCAGGATCATGACCTGATTGACAAGATCACTAAAGGTCGTAAGATTGCTAAAAACTGTATCTATGCCCTGTTGTTTGGTGCTGGTGATGAGAAGTTTGCTCGTACTGCTAAGAAGCGTACTGCTGCTGAAGGTAAGGCCATTAAAGAGACATACTTTAAGCGTCTGCCTAAACTGAAGGCTTTGCTGGATCGTCTTGAAAAAGAGTGGAAAGATCATAAGTGGAAGCGTGGTGGGTACATTCGTGTTGCTGGTGCATGGCTGTTCTGTAAGTCTTCACACAAACTGCTTAACTACCTTCTGATGGGTTCTGAAGCACAAGTGCAAAATGAAGCTGTTAACCTTGCAAACCGTAAATTGGTTGAAAATGGTTGGACTAAACTGAACGGTTTGAAGCCAGCTATTGGTGTCCGTTGGGTATGTTCTTACCACGATGAGCACACCGTCGAGTGTCCTGAAGAGATTGCAATGGAAGTTAAGACCAATGTCAATGACTGGTGCTACGGACAAGCAAGTAAGAATTTAGGGCTTCATGCTGATACTCTGGTAACGGGTACTGCAAAAGTTGGTATGAACTGGTTAGAAGTTCACTAATACCTGTTGACATACTTTATCGAGGTCTGTATAGTTCGCTTCACAGACCTCATCCTAGAAAGGAAACTGCAAAATGAACGGTAACTATACACTTTTAGAGTTTGTAAATGGCAAATTGGTTACTCAGACAGTCTTCCCTGCAAGTAGCTTGTCAGTAGCAAAGCGCAAAGCACAGGAGCGACTTGTCCGATTACATGCATACTGTGAAGTATGGTATGGTGGTAAACCTGTATTGGTTAAGACAGACAGTATCTACTCAAAATTCAAGGAAATTTAAAAATGAAAGATGTAACGACTCTGTACAAAACCTCTTCAACTGGTAAGTTGATGCAATGGTGTGCATACGCTGAAGGTAGTAATCTTGTCATGGAATACGGCCAAGTTGGTGGAAAGATCCAGAAAAAGGTCATTCCTTGTGAAGCAAAAAATATTGGACGTGCTAATGCTACAACTGCTGAACAGCAAGCTGAAAAAGAGGTTGTTGCGAAGTATGAGTACCAACTGAAGACTGGTTACTTTGAAGATATTGAGCAAGCTAAACAGTTTCGTCTGAAGAAGCCAATGCGAGCAAAAGACTATAAAGACCATGCTGGTAAGCTGCGATTCCCGTGCTACGGTTCACCTAAACTGAATGGCTTCCGTCTGGCAATGGTTGAAGGTACATCATACTCAAAAGCTGGTATTCAAGAGGATTTGACAGGCAAGCCTGAGCATCTGGTTAAGATGTTTGGTTCACTTACCAAGATCAGTGCAAATACTGATGGTGAAATTTACTGTCATGGTATGTCTCTTCAGGATATCCGGTCAGCATGGCTTACACCAAAGGAGGACAGCATAAAGTTGAAATACTACATTTATGACATTCCTGCTGATGGTGTTCCAATGCATGGGCGAATGAGAGGGTTGAAGAACCTTGAGAGTTGCTTTGAGGCTGCTCTTTCAAAATACCCTGTTGAATTTGTTGAGCAGCGTATTCTTCGCACACAAGCTGAAGCGGATGCTTTCTACCAAGAATGTCTGGCTAAGGGCTACGAAGGTGTTGTGTACCGCAACGAAGATGGTGTCTATGAGTTTGACAAGCAATCCAGTGACATGATCAAGCGTAAACCACGACTAGATGCTGAAGCTAAAGTTTTGTCAGTAACTAAAGACCGTATTGGTGATGGTGTACTACTGTGCCAAATGCCTTCTGGACTTACCTTTGAGTGTAAGATGAAGAAGCCTAAGACAAAAGGTCAGCAATCTTACCGTGGTTATGATGCTGCCACTACCCTGATTGGTAAGTGGATCAACTACGAGTACGAAGAACTGTCGAATGATGGTAAGCCAACTAAACCAGTTGGTATCTATGTACGTGATTGCAATGATGCTGGTGAGCCACTTGTTTAATTGACTGTTTTGGTGGGTGTAACAGCCCACCTGCTAAGGATTTATGAATGACTCCAATTACAGGCTATGCTGTATACGATAAAGTGACAGATTCTGTGGTGATTACAAAACATGGGATACTCTTTGAAAAAAGTCAGATATCCAGTGTTAAACTGTCAGTTTCAAGTGATTACGGTATCACGAATAATGCCATATACCATATAAAGAATACTCTTGGTATAGACCTAGAGAAAATCTGTGAGGACTACATGCGTAGTTGTGAGACTCCACAAAACCAATTTCTTCACTTGCGATTGATGGTGGAAAGCCTAAGAAAAGGTAAGAATATTACCTATTGGGCATACAAGGATCAGTACCTTGACTGGATCAGTAAGTATCACAGTGTTGAAGAGCTGATGAAGGTAGCAAAAGAAGCTGCTAGAAAATCATGGACAGACATCTCACGCTACATTATAATTGAACATACATTGAATTAAGGAGCAACCATGAAACGTATTGTGCGTGTTGTTAGCCCAGAGTCTTTTCAAAAGACTGTTGGTAGTGTATGTGGAACTTACTTAGAAGTACCAATTCCGAAAGGTCTTCCAGTGACTGCACCATTCACATACTCTATGGGTTCAAACCTGATTCGAGTTCTATGCACACTTGACCATCTGAAAGAGAAGAAAGTTGTGCTAAACAAAGATACTGACCTGTTGGAAGCTGATTCAGATATTCTGTACCAAGTATTTAAGGATGTTTACCTATGAAACCTGTAAAGATGATTTTTGCAACCGATGACAACAATGTATTCGGGAATACTGACAATACCCTCCCTTTCAAGTGCAAAGCTGATATGGAGCACTTCAAAGAGTACACGAAAGGTCATATTGTTGTAATGGGGGTGAACACTTTCAAGAGCTTACCTAAGAAGCTGGAAGGTCGTGTGAATGTAGTTTATGCATCACTTAGCCGTGGTTTTGATTGTGTCTCAACACTGAATGGTGAAAAACCAGATCTGTTTATTAATTCTGACCTGTATGAAGTTGCTGAGATCCCAGCATACTTAGACCACTTGGCACATACCTTCGATGGTGATATCATCTTTATTGGTGGGACTAAACTTCTACTGGATGCCTTTACATCTGGCATCGTTCAGGAAGTGTCAATGACGTTGGTAGATGGTGTCCATGATGGGGATATTGATTGCAATGAACTGGTTGATGCAATCACTGTTTATGATACCAGCAACTTAGAGTCACTCCATTTATATTTCAAAGAAGGCTGTACAGTTATCATCCAAAACCACAAGGACACGACTGATGAAAAACATAATTGATGACATCTATCTGAATATGGTTCAACACATCCTAAACACTGGTGAAGACCGTGAAACACGATCAGGTATGTGTCGATCAAACTTTGACTACAACGGCAGTGTTGACCTAGAAGGAAAGCATCTTCCTTTGTTAACAACTAAAAAGATCCATTTGCGATCAGTTATTGGTGAACTGTTATGGTTCTTGTCTGGTAAGTCAACAATCTCTGCATTGAAGCACTATACGTTCAATGATCCTAATTCTGAGAAGTGGACTATCTGGACTGATGATCAGAAACGTTGGCAAGATGATTTGTACTACCAGTACATGGTCAACAACAATATGATTGATAAGGATAGTTGTGGGTCAAACTATGGTGCTATCTGGCGTGGTACTATGAATGGTTTTGATCAGATTGAAACCCTGTTAAGTAACCTTGTTGAGCACCCATTTGATCGCCGATTACTTGTTCAGGCATACATTCCAGATGAAGTTGATATGACCTGCTTACCACCTTGTCACACTGGATTCCAATGTTATGTGCGTAAGGGAGAGTGGTTGGATTTGAAATGGACACAACGTTCTTGTGATGTGTTCTTGGGGTTCCCTTTCAACTTGGCTTCTTACGGATTGCTGTTGCATATCCTTGCAAAGTTGACTGGACTGAAGGCTGGACGTTTAAGCTGGACATTAGGTGATACTCATATCTATCACCCACATTTTGAGGCTGTTAAACAGCAAATGCAGAATGATCCGTTCCCAGAACTTCCAACTGTAGAGTTACCTGACTTTGATAGTTTGGATTACTTGGTGGACAATTTGACTGCTGATGACTTTATGAACTGTGTGAAAGATTACCAATCACACCCAGCAATTAAAGCACCACTTTTAGTAGGTTAATTAAATAAAAAGGGGACTCTTTTGAGTCCCTTTGTTTTTAGTAGTCTGGGTACATATAGAATCTTACAGATTTGAAGATAAATTGTGTATTTACTGAAGTTGAGCCAGTTACCGCAAGTACGGCAGTGAACTCATCCCCAGCTTGAACATTTTGAATCGCCTGCTTCACCAAAGCAACCTCAAAGTCAGAGTCTCCTGTACCAGTCCCCTGCAATGGTACAGTTAATCCTGTCGGTTGACCATTCTTCAGGATTCTAATCTCACCAGTACGCCCAGACTGAGCAGCAAAATAGCAGTTAAAACCAATCACCATACTGCTAACATCCTCATCCACCACCAAACCAGCAGTTTGAAGATTCACATGCCCAGCAAAATTCCTAGATGTCTCACCCTCATGGAATAATCGCAGTGGATCACCACCAATTTGTGATACTGTGACTGTTGTTTGTGTACCACTACGCACCATAATGTGAGAATCAGATAATGTCCCACACATATCAAGCAAAACTGCTCTCAATACTGCGGGTGTAATTTGACCAGTATTGTTATCAATAAGCTGGTCTAGGATCATTTGCTTAGTTTCTTTAACACTATTAGACATTTGTACCTACCTGTAACCCATAAATATGTAAATCAACCTTAATCAGTTGGAAGTTAGATGTTGGTGTACCAGCATTGATAGGGAGAACATACAGAGAGAACTCCTTATTAGCTGGCATTGCATCTAACACTGCACGATACTGGATATGGTTTTGTTGAGAACTCAACATTGCAAAGTAATCTTGATTCGGAACACCATCAACACCATAGCACAGTTTAAAGTTCTCACTTCCTCGTACTTCAAAGTAGATACTCCCATCAATAACCACCTTGTCATATGGCGCTGTGAAACCTACACGGCCACCATTAGGGTCAATGAAAGCATTAAACATTGGTGTAAGCTGTCCAGTGGCAAAGTGAGTAATTTCTCCATCACTGTTTACAAAACCACCTCCCAAAAGAGAGGCGTGGTCATTTTGCAGTACCAGTGATACCTTGTGGAAGACTTCTCTCAGCATCTTTGGTGTGATATCACCAGTAAGATTATCTGGAAGCAGAGTGTTGATTAGAGTCTCCATATCTGGCTTCACAGCTTTGATGTCTTTGTTAATCATTTACGGTTGTACTCCATTTGAGCTGACAATTTTGCAATTGCTTGATTCAGGGAGTTGACAGATTCATACAGCTTATCCTGTGTCGCTGCTAACTTTACAACAGACTCTGAGTAAGCAGACTGTGAAGTTTTCAGGATACTGACTTGCAGTCGGATATCTCTCTCTCTGATGTCAAGGTCTTGCACACTATTTTGAATCTTCTTTAGCTCTTCACTGTTCTGTACAACCTGCTGCTTATAACTGGTGACAGACATAACCGCACCAGTGTATGAAGCAAAACAAGAGCAGAGAGCAATGATAATGGCTACAGAATTATTTTTTAGCCACTCCATTCTTGGCATCCTCTAAAGTAAGATCTGAGCCGTAATACGCTTCCTTCATATCTGAAACAAGCTTGTCATCAATCTCGTTATCAGTCATCTTTGAGAACTTCTCAGCAATTGCAAAAAACAATGTTGCCAGCATTCTCTCAGAAGAACTTCTAAGGATGAGATTTGTGAAAAAGCTAATAGTAGCTTTGGTTAAAATAGAAAATAAAAAGTTCATTATGACACCGCCCCGCGAATATCGCCTCTAACTGTCCAAATAATAGTTCCGCCTCCTGCGATTGCATTACCAGCATATCCTCCACCGGCATTTGCTCGGTTGTTACCCCAAGCAGCACCACCGTTAGCACCTAATGCACCACCAGTACCACCGTGTGCTTCACCTCTGTCACCACCTGCACCTCCTGCGCCACCGTCAAGATATCCTGCGGAAGAACCCGGCCTTGGATGGTTAACACCGTTTGAGTAGCCACCTGCACCAAATGGAGCACCACCACCTCCGCCTTGTCCGTAGTGTCTACCACCACCTGCTGATGAGAAGGTATACCCACCGCCACCTCCGCCACCACCTCCGGAAATAGTACCGTAGTTGATGATTTCTAAAGTGATTTTGGGTTCTCGGTAGATAGCATGACCACCTGCTGACCCACCTTGTGTACAGCCAGCATCACCACAAGTGATTGCACCACCTGCACCACCTCTGCCAAAGATGTGACCATGATTCTCTACAACAACTTTCCCGTTAATTGCACCGCCGAACCACATACAAGCATTTCCTGTGTCCATAGACACTAACTGAACACCGCTATGAACGATAATTTTCCATGTAGCTTGAGCAGGCCATGAACCACCTGCGGCACTTAGCATGAGTTGATGCAGATTTCCTGTGTTGAAGTTGTGATCAGAACCTGTAAGATTCACAATAACGGTACGCTCTTTGCCAGCCATTTCGCTCATCCACCCTGCACCAGCTAGACCTAAAGCCGCTCTAGCATTGTACATGGAACGCTGTCCCGTTTCCGAGACAGCTTGTGATCCGATCCAGTTTGGTAAACCGCCAATTGCCATTATTCATTACCCTCTTGTACAAGCTTCTTCAGGTCATCAATCTGCTGCTGCTGTTCCTGTACAGCACCGATCAGTCGAGCAATCAATGCATAAGGCTTCAGAGACTTCAGACCAGTTGATGTATCAGTGTGTACTGCATTAGGGAAGATTTTCTCAACTGCCTGTGCAATCAACCCTTCTTCGTGGATATCATACACCTCGGAGTCAACGAGGCGCTTATCATACTCTGTTGGTTCCAACTGCATCACACCTGCAAGAGACTCTTGAAGTGGCTTTAAGTTGGTCTTCAGTGATTCATCTGATCTGATGTACACGTCATTGGCGTTGACGTTACCTTCACACCATACTGTTGAGTCATTAAAGAGGCGGAATGGGGCATTTTGCCATGTAGTACTGCTGTATCGGTGGAACATCAAGTTACCTGAAGAAGCTTCCTCTTGGATGCCCCAACCAATACCAGCGCCCCATACAGCATTACTGTTGAAAGTAATGCTTTGTTCAGGTGGTAGGTGGACACCACCACCAAAGTAAGCACCCTGATCGAAGTTCGCACGTCCAGTTGGGATATGGACTCTGAATGGTCTGTATCCGTTGTAACTACCATACTGATCACCGCTGTTTGTCAGCATCAGATATAAGTTAGTTCCATCTTGTCTCCAATATGTTCCGTAGTCACCGTACACAATACGGTATGCGTCTGGGTTGGTACACCAAATAGTGCGGGAAGCAATATTCTGAGTAATCAAGTTACCGTTGATACTAAACTCAACTGTACCTGTCGGGCTATTAGTAAGTCTTTGACAGTACCACAAATAGCCGTGAGTATCACCAGTCTCTTGGACAGCCCATCTAGAGGCATTACCCCAGTTTCTCATAGTGATTGCTGATCCTGAACCAGCAGCAGCATCAAGAGCAATAGACCCACCACTCAGAGTTAACTTGCTAGAGATTACTAATCGGTCACTATTAGGATCAGTGTAGATCCAGTTGTAGCTACCATTAGCAACTTCAAACCCAATGTGGTTACGTTGTGTCTTACAGTTAATGTACATAGTACCATTGAGGTTCAATGTACCGTTGATTGACCCGCCAGTAACTGGTAAAGCCCCAATATCAGCAGCAGTGAACTTGTCAAGAGTGGTGTAGACTCTAGCCCATTCCCCCCAAGTATCAGCTCCTGTGGATGCTCTGAACCACAGTCTTTGATCAGACCCACCAGCACTGGATTTTGACGCGATCTGCCATGAGGCATATGTACCAGCTTCCCAACCAGTCATTGTCATACCAGAGTAAAACACACCGGAAGTTGGTGTATCTTGATTGCTAAACCAGAATGATGTAGCGAATGGGTCAAACTGATTTGGTTTAGGTGCCTGAGTAGGAGCAGATCGTAGATCTCTAACACGAAGAGTGTATCGTTGCTGGATCTCTGTTTGACTATAAGTCTCATCTTTTGTATACACATTCAGTGCAGTAGCAGTCGGTAAGAACCCTTCATGGAAGATTTTCTTATCCCCAATTCTCCAAGTACCATCTTGATAGAAACGGATAGTTTTATCCCACGCATATGCAGACTCACCTTTAAAACGTCCTGCAATCTCAGCGTAACCATACGGTTCATTACCACCAATCCAAATATTCCCAGAGTTAGGAGCATCAGTTTGAATAGAGACTGTTGACCGAATGTTTCCAGTAGTTGCTAAGTTACCAGTCAATGTACCCCCAGTAATTGGAAGAGCACCCACATCAACAGCATTCAGTGTAATGTTTCCAGAAAGTGGCTTCCCGTTAACAGTCTGAGTCTTCAGAACATAAACACTGTCCAGATGACCTTTGAAGTTTCCGGTGTTCAGCATTCTCCATTGTTTTGCTGCATTACCAGCTTCTTGCACAGCCCACACTTCATTAGGGTCTTTTACAAGAAGACCTAAGCGTTTGCTTGTCACCCCAACAGCGACATCATCATCTGCATCAATACCGATCATGCGCACCTTTAGATTCCCAGCATCATAGCCGTAGATTGCACTCAGTTTTCGCACAGTGACATTACCAAAGGTAGAATCACCATTAACCCACAGGGTCTGATCAGCAATAACGTTCTTCGCTCTCCAATCCACAGTTGGTAGGTTTGCATTACCTGAATGGTATGCAACAAACTCATTACCACCAACAACAACCTTTGGGTCAATTGATGAGTTAAGTCTTAGTGGGTGACTAACATGCCCTACGGTAACACGGTCAGCATTGTCCAGCTTGAAAATAGCACGAGTAGCACCTGTCGTATCCTTACCAAACACACCTCTATTGTTAATAAACACGAGGTCGCCAAGCATAGTGTCACCAGCTTTTTTCAGGAATCTATCAAGGTCTAGTTGTCCCATGAATGATGAGAAGCGCACACCCATGTCTTCATCAGCAGGCATGTCAACACGTCTTTTAATTTTGAATAGCAGCAGATCATTATCAGTTAGTTGACCAGTGTACTGACGTAGATCCTGTAAATAAATGTTAGCCATTTTCACCTCTAAAAAAGAGGCTCATAAGAGCCTCCCAATTAAGCAATTCTTGTCCAGATATAAACTACAAGTGAGGCTTGCATCACATTCAGTGCTTGACCACCACCAATTGATTGTGTAGTCAGGTCAATACTGTGTGTGTGATTACCAACTTGTGTAGTTGCACCTGAAACGTTGTGGTTGTGATTACCAACCTGTCCAGTACCACCAGAGATTGAGTGAGTGTGATCTCCAACAGCAGAGGTGTTACCGGCTACGTTGTGAACGTGATCACCAACACCACTTGTTCCCCCACTGAATGAGTGAGTGTGATTACCATCTGTTGAGGTACTGCTTCTTGAGTTCCAGAATACTCCACGACCACCACCCCAATATGACGCAGGGACATTTGATGGAGCATAGTCATTCCAACTTGATTCAACAGGAGCACCGTGGTTGTGTGTACCAGCCGCATTAGTGTTTCCAGAGAAGCCATGTGAGTGTGCTCCTGCACCACCAGTATTCACATTAAAGCTGTGAGCGTGATTACCAGCACCAGAAGTTGATAAGTTGACAGTGTGGTTGTGTGTACCAGCATCTGATGTATTAATATTGATAGTGTGATTGTGAGCACCTGCCTCAGACACAGTACCAGTCAACTTCATAGTATGTGCTGGAAGATTGTTCACACCAATATTGACCGTATCAGATCCTAACTGTGTACCAACAGGACGTTGTGCATTGTTTGGGTCAAAGCCAATTAATGTTCTTCCCTGCCCCAGATAAGCCCATTGACCAACATATCCACAATTGGCTGGGTTCTCTGCATTTGTAGAAAGCAGAATGTGTCCTACAGGGGTTTGTTTATCCAGACGTTCAGAAACAAGTGCAACAGCCATTGCGGAGGCATATTTCTGAGAGTCTTTATCATTCACAGCATCGGTGATTGGGTAGTCTTTTACATTACCAAGCCCCATATCTGAAGGCTTCATGTTGTGAACGTTGCCAGTCTTACTAGCATGTGGTGCAAGCAGATCTCGTACTGTTACCTTCTTGTCCTCTACACCTTGTTTGATGTTCGTGATGTCATTTTCACTAATAGGTGTAGTGGCTTCTGGTAATGCACTGATCTGAATTTCACCAGCAGCTCTAGGTGTTGGCAGACCTGCTGTCATGAACTCTGTGTCAGACATTTGTTAATCTCCATAACAATATATTAACCTACATATTCATATGTGTAAAGGTTTGTTGTAGTAGTTTGTGCAGTTCCTGTAACAGTTTGTACCAATTGCCATCCTTTTGTTAACAATTGAGGTTGTTGTGTACTGAAACTACGAAGTTCACCTACAATACCTTCTGAGTAATCAGCTCGACTAACAGCATACTTAATCCACTCAGAGTGGTTGTTAAGTACATAGTTCATCCATTGACGACCGAAAGGTTGTTTCTTTAATAGGCCAGTAGCCTGAAGTTCCAGTGGAGGCATAATCTTCAAAGGCTTACCTTCACTGTCATTTTCTTGAGTTGACCAATCTACAATTGGTTGAGTTGGTTGTGCCATTTTGTTAACCCTCTACAATATCGCTACCATAGCGAAGCTGTTGTACTTCTGCGAAAATACCAATCATGTTATCCATACCTTGTTTTTGTACATGGAATGCATAATTATCTGGTGTGTTGTTATTTGCTGTGCTAGTTACCCAAAGGTCATGTTCTACTGTCTCTTTATCAACAGAGAGTTGGTAAGATGTTACATACTCTTCTGACAGTAAACTACTACCCTTACCATCATCCTGAACAATACCACCACCTTGTAGTGCTACTAGAGCTTGTGCAGTATCCGTAACAAGGCTGTCATTATTTTCTGTAACGATAAGATCTACACCGCCACCAACCTCAGCAGGGGTGAAGCAGTTAGCCTCATCTGTTGGGTCTTTCAGAATCATTACAGACCCAATTGCAGCAGGGGAGATCTTCTTCATCAAGTTTGGAGCATCAGTAACGTAATTGTCAGTCACTACTTTTACACATACACCACCTGATTTTGGATAGATGTGTTCATAGATACACCCTTGTAGAGAAGTGTTGTGGACAATCTTCATAATCTTCAAAACAGTATCTGGTGTTGAGTCAGATCGTCTTACGTTGATTTCTGTTAAAATCTTAGTCAGGTAATCTGTATCATTCATTGTAGGTGGGATTCTGTACACACCTAGCAGATTACCGATCATGTCAAGGTTTTGACCTTTAGCAGTATTTAGAGATCGTTGTGTAAGCATCTGCCATAACGTTTGTTCTGCAATGTCCATAGACTCTGAAAAGGCTCTAATAAAAGAGCCAATAATCAGTTTCTCTTTGAACTCAGTAACGTTACGAACATCTTGTGACAGGATCTCATAGTCAGTGATAGGAGAATAAACTCTCCCATCTACTAGAGTTGTGTTCCCCATTATCACACCTTCGTAATAGTGATTTGTGAGCTATCCCATACAGTGTACTCAGTACTATCAATACTGATAGGAGTTGTCTGAAACGCTGAAGGATCTGGTTGAGTTTGTGAGCTATTAACTGCAACAGTCAACTCATTAATAATCAGACCAGTAATATCATCATAGATATAACCTTGCAGTTTGTTAGGGATGATATTTGAACCAGTAACCAGAGTTGAGCCATATCGCAAAATAGCACCCTTGATTGCGTCAGGTACTTGTGATTCTGGTCTGTCTAGTGGAATTTCAGAGTCAATAGACCAAGAAACTTTCACGTACACATACTTAGGAATTGGTCTGGTAAAGAATAAGATGTGATCATTACCATCAATATCCATCGCTGTACCTTGATAAGAACCAAATGCACGAATACCAGCAGGTTTTGTGTCCCAGATAGCTTGTGCAATATCATTATTATCACCACCAGTCACCACAATCTGGAATGACTTAGGAGGCATACCTGTTCCACCATCAACTGTTTCAGTGGTGTTCTCACGACCAATGCATGTGGTCACATTCTTGACACGTCTCACTTTTGCAACGATAGCATCAAGAGTACCAGATCCTGTCACACTGAAGGATGCTAAGTAACGCTGTCTCAGCTCTTCATCAGTTTCTGTATCAGAACCAAGCTCAAGATCATATCTGTTGAAGATACTCTCAAGTCCTCTGATCGGTGTTTCAATGGTGATGATCGAACCAGAGAAGCCAATGATTGCACCATAACTCTCTGACTGAATCTCAGCAGGAGTTACTGTCTGTCCAACTGTCATGTAAGATGATGCAGTCAGTGTCATTGGTTTATTTCTGGCGATTACATCTGTTGGCTCTCGGTAAACTTTTAAAGATTCTTCACCAGAATCAACAGAAGCTTTTGCAATCGTACCACCATTGATACCATCTGCTAGCTGCTGAAGAATAACCAATGCAGAGTCTGAACCAGTTGGAGTATAAGAGTATTCAACGTTATCAATAATGATTACATACTTCTCATTATACTTGATGGTGTTTACTGTTAAGTTAACTTCCAAGCTTCGCAGAGTAGAAATGGTGAAAGCAGAGATAGGATTGAATGCATCACCAGCATTACTTCTAAAACGTGCTGTTGTTGGAACCACTGTACCAACTGTACCAGCAAACTCAGCAGTACCTTTAGTACGCTTAGGAGGGTATCTGTACAGACCATTAAATGCTACAAGGTCATCAAGGTTCTTACCTTCTGCCTTATCAATACGGAATGCATCAAATACTTCTCCCATCGCTTCCCAGAGGTCAGCCAAGTTTCTTGCAAAAATATTTGTTACGATACCTAGAGAAGATTTCTCAGATAGGTCTAAGTAACGAGAGACATCACGGAACATGACTGATTTCATGTCAGCAATAATATCCTGATGCTTTTTTGTGATTAGGCCATTTTCAGTCAGCATTATAACTGCACCTCTAAACTTTGTACCTGTCCAGATACACTCTCAATATCAAACACTACAGTCACAGCTCTTTTTACTTTATCTAGTTCAGATCTGTATGCCAGTAATCGCTTGACACCTTCTACCGACAGGATGTATTCTTTCATTGCATTGTCAAACAGCTCAGTAGCACCTTTGTAAAAGCTGTACGCTGTATATGGAAAACCTTTTGATGTATCTGCAAAGTATTCGCCATAGCGTAAACCTAGGTACACATAAACACGCTGTGCAACAATCTCGATAACAACAGGAGGAAGGAGAACAATCTTACCTTCAGGAGAAACATACCAGTCCCCGTGTTCAACAGGGATCAGGTCATCTCCTAATTTTCTGATCATACTTCCACCAAGATTAATCTTAATATCAGTTGACATTATTTACCTTTTTCAGTATCAGCTTCACCTGCACCATCAGTCCAAGTGTAGTGGTGAACGTGGTTGTAAAGAGATAGATTCTTAACAATAATGTCACCATTTGGAGCTGTGATGTTACCATTAACAGCCGAAATATTTTGTCCAGCTATCACGTTTTCAGTAGCCTCAACAGATTTGTCTGTTGTGATGCCATTAGTCACATGCAGATGCCCCTCGATGATGGTGTTTCCATCTTTCTTCACGATTACCTTAGAAGAACCGTACTTAATCTCAACATCTTCAGGATGTGGATGAGCATTTGTTCTCTTAGTACCAATACCAACAAATGCAAAAGCATCTGTGATGTCGTGAGTTCTGCCACCATTTGAAAAACTGACTTGTTTACCCGTTGAGTCAATCCATTCCTCAATAGGAAACATTGAAAATACTAACAAGCAAACATCATCAATTTTGATAGGGAATGTCATAGTTGCACCACCACCAGATGGAAAGTAAACAGGTACTCCATCAATCCGTGGTGGGATCATCTCAGTTGTTTCTGAGTCAATACCCAACATAGGTTGAGCTGAACAGGTTGCTGTGGATGGATCATACGCAACAATTTTGGCAGGTAGTGCTGTAAAGATTGTGTTTTTGGCTCTTGCAATAGCTGCTGTGACTAACTCATCATTGTCATAGTTCATCATTATGCAGCTTCCAATTCTAAATTAGTTTCCCAACCACCTCTCAGAAAATCTAATCTGTGTGTCAGAGAAGTAATCTGATAAACACCTGATAATTCAGGTACATCGGTGATTTCAACGTAGTCTCCTAAAGAAATACGTCCATCTAGGTATACTCTACATCTTACACCATATTTAGGAGGTTGTAAACCTTTTTTGGTTTTCTTTTCACGTTTGTAAAAAGGTTCTAACGAGTCAATAATATCTCGTGGTGTTAGTAACCAAGCTTTAACTTCTTTACCCTTCTTTTGAGCTGGCTTAAACACTTTGATCTGTTTGTTGTAACAGAACCAGCGCAGTCCATTTTCAGAGCAAAACTTTTCAAGCTGTTCAGAGGTGTTCCCGAATGCTGACCAACCATTCTTGTATACATCCTCGCCAAGTTGTACAGAGCTTGCAGAGAGTGTCATACCCATATCAGCAACTAGCTGTCTCATGATGTCACGTTTCTTAACACCCTGTGGGAATGATGAAGAGGTCTTCTTCTCAACACGCTCAATCTTGTCATTAGAACAAAACACTGTTGTGACAAGATCAACACCCTTCTTGACAGAATACCCGTACAGAATTGTGCCAAGGTAAATTACTGGCAGCTTGTCATAATCAACCTCAACAGTCTCTTCCTCAGACTTACTATCCGCAGGAACATACTGTCCTGCCTGCTCAGGATTATCTACACTGTTTGGCTCTTTCTTCAGGTAATCACCCATGTACCCTGCTTTCACCATGACAACAGCACCTGTCTCAGTAAACTTCTTCTGAATACTTGGTGAGAGGTTATAGATGTTAATCTGAGTCATGTCGGATGAGCTGGTCTTCTTTCGGGTAGTGTATGTTGCTGTCATGTTGAACTGCATGTCAGTGATGGTAGTCAGCTTTGCAGTTACGGTGCGTCCTGCACCAGAACCCTTGAAAGCTACGTCCTCACTACCAACACCGATCTGATAAATTCGTACAGCAGACAGACCTGTGTTATTTGTTGCCATTAACTAACTCCTAATTCTTCATTAGAATAGTAGTGCAATTCAAATTGCTTGCCTTCACCAAAATTGTTGCGTGTTGGTTGCTCATCGTCACCGTACATCTTACAAACGTACAACTCACCACCCAATTCAGGAATGATGTATCGTCCTGTTAAGAATGTGTTAGAGATACACTTTGCCTCTGCTAACAGGACATTACCGTAAGCATCAGTCAGTGTCACTGTCCATCTATCACTTCTCAGTCGATATTTAGTTGTTACTGTGAAGTTCTGTTGATTCAGAACAACAGTTTGATCTGCGTATGCAGCATTTGGAATGTCAATCGTCAACATTATAGTTTGCCTCCGTTAATTCCACGAACATGCTTGTAATTGACTAAGCAATCATTGTATGCTGCTGACTCTGAAGTACCTAACTTGACAGGTGCATCACCAAGTTGCAGCTTAGATCTGCATGATGAGTTAGCATCAGTTGGCAGTCCAGACTTAGCATCTTTTGTTTGTGTTGAACCAGCATCTTTCTTACCTCCTGCACCTTCCTCTTTAGGGCGAACTGTTGCAGTGGTTTGTCCAATGGCCTCACGAGTTAAGATCTCTTGGAACTCCATTGTTACTTTCAAACCATTGGCAATGTTCTTATCTTTGGAAGCAGCAAACTTGGTAATAAATGCTTGGTCTAATGTCATCTTGTGTGGTGCAACAACTGTCACAACCTTTTTATCTAATCGGATCTGACGAACTGAGTTAATGAAGCTCTCTACAGAAACTCTAGGTTTCTCATAGAACAATCTGACAAAAATATCAGGAACAACTACCCCAGAAATCTTGATAATTCGGGGTTCAAGTTGGATATTGTCAGTAGTAACTTCACCACTCATAACAGGATTTGACGTTACTGCTGCTGGTGAAGAGTACTCAATATTCTCAGTTGCAGATAGTGAATATACTGTCCCAAAGTCATCTTTGATGTGGAAATAAACACCATCCTTCCCAGCGAAATTAGCTGATGTTGGTTTTGCCACATAAGTAGGGACAGCTTCTGTTACTGGTGCTGCCATTCAAAATCTCCTTAGCACATCCATGTGCAAACTAATCAAAAATCATTAAATGGTGCTGCTACGTTGACTTGCATTTCATTGTGCTTGTCAATCATTAGTGGAACCTGCTCTTGAACAACCTGTTCAGCAATCTGCTTACCATCTGGTGTAACAACCTTAACATGAGTGGTCATATTCATAGGAGGGTTTGAAAAACCACCCTGTGCAAAAGTACCAAAGTTTCTCATCTGGTCATCTTTCCAGAAATCAAAAGGAGTGCTTGGAGCAGGTTGCAGACCTTTAGCGATCTGTGTGTTGTTCATCAAGTAGTCTTGCTGGAACTGTGCAGGGTTTTCTTGTGCAGTCTTCAACTGGTCAGCAGTCATCTGTCCAGAGTAAAGCTTCATTCCTGTGCTCATCTCTTTGAATAGATCTGAACCTTGGAACATGTTTCTGAAACTTGACCACGTATCAGTGTCAGTAATCTTCTGACCAACTGTTTCACCAAGGTATGATCCTAAAGCCACCTGAATAGGTGCCATTTTACTCAGACCAACACTTGCAGCCCCACCCACAGCAGCAGTTGCTGTTGCAGCAGCCTCAGCAGCCCCAACTGCTACAGCCCTGAACTTAGTGAACAAACCGATGATACTCATAATGCGTCCACTCAGGATTGTGAAGAAAAGCAACCAACCTGTGTTCTCATCAAGGAACTCAGCAGCAGTGCTATTCACATTTAAGTACACATAGTCAAGGAACTTACCCCAATATCCACGTAGGTGCGCCAGTTTTTCATCGGTATACCCAACAAAATCTGCTAACATGGTCATCAGATCCCCAAACATGTCACCAATGTCCTGAAATACCTCTCTATGGGTTAACAGGAACTGTGTAACTGCTTGAGTAAGGTCAGTGTAGCCCTTCTTGAAGTCGTTCTTCCAGAATGAGTCTCGTGCTTCCTCAAGAGCATATGAGAATTGACCAACAGCAACTTGAGTAGAGTCTAATGCCTTAGTCAGACCACCATTCTCTTTAGCAAGCTGTTCCATGCGATCACCGACTTTAGGAAGAACCTTGTCAGATAACACTTCACCTTTCTTCATCATGTTATCAAGTTCTTGAGTGGTGACACCCATAGCAGCCGCAAACATCTGGAATGCACCAGCCATACGGTCGCCCAACTGACCACGAAGTTCTTCTGCTTGGATCTTACCTTTTGAGGCCATTTGTTCAAAGGCTCTCATAACACCTTGCATTTCATCCTTACCAAGACCACGTACAGTCGCAAACTGCATGGCTTGCTCGAAGAACTTTTGTGACCCTTGGTAGCCCATTGAAGGCATAGCACCAGCAGCAAAAGATGTTTGTTGACGAAGAGTTTCGTTGTATCCTTGACCATAAGTCATAGCCAGTCGTCTTGCATTGGCCTCAGCTTCAGCAGTACGGTTGCCATAAACAGACTGTGCAGCAATCTCTCTACGCTGTCTTTCCATACCCACACTAACAGCTTGTGAAATCTGGTCAGCAATTGCAAAGGAGGTTACAGCAGTACCGATCATCTGTTTGAATGATGATGCTGACCTGTCTTGTAGCCATTCACCCTTTCTCTTCGATCTCAAGTCGTCTTTACGTGTTTGTACGTCTTTCTTGAGAACGTCAACCAGCTTATTCATCTCCTTACGGAAATCAGCATAGGTCTTGTTTGAGTTAGCCTTGAACTCATTTGCCAGCTTCTGCAAAGGCTCTCTCAAGTTTGCATCTGTGTAGCGACTACCAAAGTGCTTTTCCATTTGACGAGAAAAACCTGAATACATCTGATTAGCAACTGCTGTGTCAATGTTCAGGTTTCTTCGTGTAATAGGATCAGTACTTGGACGAGGCTTAGGAGGTGTACCTGTAGGACGTGGTGCATTTCCAAAAGGCAGACCACTACCCTTCACAGAAGGAAGTTTCATGGCATCTGCCAGCATCTTTTTGATTCTAACTGCTGATTTCTCAACTTGGTTCTCAAACTTCTCAAGACCTTGCATAGCCTTTCGGTCATCAAAACCAATCTCCACATAAAAATCCGAAACTTTATGTTTTGCCATTACCTTTTGTCCATCTTGTTCTGGATGTAGACATTCATTTCTTGATCAAATGAATCCATCACATCGGTGTAATCTTTGATATCCAAGAAATCTGCCAATGTGGTTTCATACATCAATTCATTGACAGATTTTACTGGACAGTTTTTTGAAGAGCAGACACTAGCAAAGGTTAAGAAATCAGGTGCAAGACTCAAACCTTTATTTATTGCTTCTCTTGTTCTGCTTGTTCCTGCTTCTCGATCATCAGATTGAAGACTGAAGTCAGGTTTTTGGAAATGCTTTCTACGAAAAAACTTTCAAAGTTCACTTCTAATACGAAGGTCAGGTGTTCCATCATCTTTGAATAGTTACCACGGTAATACTCTTCAGGTTTAATAGCAGTACCATTAATAGCCAGAGAGCCGAGAAGTTGGAATACCAGATTAATTACTTGTTCAGAATCCATAGACATCAGCAACTGAGCAGCCATTAGTTTATGGTCATAATACCCACGCTCTTCAAGACTTGCAGAAGCTGTTGCCAAGGAAGGTGCAAAAATCTTTGCTAATTGAAGTCCAATAGAAAGGCCAGTTCGAGCATTCAGCAAAATAGTGCTGATCTCATCACCACCAATAATTCTCTTCTGTACCAGATTGCTCATCAGATCGTTTGACATAGTGTTATCTCCACATAATAAAAAAGGGGACTAAAAAGCCCCCTTATGATAATTCTTTTACAGATTAAGCCAGACTTACGGCACTGGTGAACTCAAGTACTTCACAACCAAATGTCCAAGTCTTAGCATTCTGATCTTTACCCAGAGTAATTTCTGGTGCTTTTTCTAACCAAGCGTTAAGACCAGTAGCCATTACAGAACCTGAAGGATCGGAAATGATGAAGTTTGATACTTGAGTACCTTCAAAATCTACATTTTCTTGTGCAACCATGATCCCAGACAGTACGTCATTTGTAGGAGATGTTTGCATCAGAGTGATTTCGATAGTGCCTGTACGGTCGGCATATTTAGTCAGTGCTACGTCACCTTGAGCACCAACAACTCTTGCACGGATGTCTGAGTTTCTTGTTAGACGAATGAAAGTGTTTTCATCAAGACCAACGAAAGGTACACCGTTCCAAGAGATATTAACAGCCTTCGCGCTGTATTCTTTGTAAAGAGCCATTAAGAGGAATCTCCATAATCTATATTACAATGTGAAGTGGGTCTTGTCAACCCACCTCTTTTGTGCTATTAGTAAGTTACAGAACCCTGAACTTTTACAATCAGGATTGCACCAGCCAGAATACCTGTGAACTTAACGTCTTGTAGAACACGAGCACGTTTGTCAGCAGCAGAGCAGTCAGCTGATCTTGGAACAGTAACTGTGTAGCTATCTAGCAAGTTACGGTTTACACCACGTTGCAGAGCAGAGCTGATCACTTCCTTGATACGGGTAATACCAGCATCATTGTAAGTAACCTTACCACCCTTCTGATTCATCAGCAGGTCACGCAGAGCAACGGTAACTTCTTGGTCAAGCCAGTCAATACCACGGATGATATCGATCCATTCACCACTGATGCATGTACCCATACGAACGATGTTTAGACCACCTTCACGGTCTACAAAGTTTGCATTACGAGACAGCAGAGCAGTCTTCTGTGCAGATGTCAGTGGGCGACCAGTTGTTGGGTGACGACCAAGATCAAGTCCAGCCAGTTGAGCATTACCCCAAGTGATTGAGCCAGCATCATATGGAGCACCGTAACCGATGTAAGCCATTTCGACATACTCTGAAGTCGCTTCCTGATGCCATAGAGCAACAGTGCGGTTGTACTTCTTGTTTGCCAGTTTTGCTAACAGGTCTTGCTGGCTTTCAACGTTGTTACCAGTCAAGCTTTCAACCGCTGATGAAGCCATGAAGAAGATCTTCTGCATTGTTTCAACTGCTGCTGCCATATCCAGAATAAACTGGTCAGTACGATCATCAACAGCTACAAAGTAGAAGTCAGAGAACTCTTCAGTGATGTAGGTCAGAACAGTACCAGCAGTACCGTAAGATGAACTTGTCAGAGACATCTTATCAGAGGTAGTTGTGGTGCTTGCTCTCACGAAATCAGCAGCAGGGTCTTTAGCTGTAATCTGCATAGTCGCATTGTCCTCAGTACCAGTGATGGTTACTGTCACGTGGTCTGCAATAGATTGTGCAGCCTCAATACTTGTCTTCAGTTGAGTAAACACAGTTTCTGCTTTATCACCAGATTGACCGGTATAGGTAAAGGTTTGCTGGATACCACTGTTAACAGTCAGAGTCAGGTTGTACTGATTACCCTCAATTGGTGGAGTGCAGCCCAGAGTATACTGGACGTTACGGCGACCAATGTAAATTGTTGGTACTTGTGGTTGTTGCGCCCAAAGGTTCTTAGCAGCAGAGTATGCAGCAGTACCATCTGGGAAATCCTGTGCCAGTTCAGTCAGACTGTTGTAAGAACGCACTCTCTCTTCCCAAACATCATGTCCGGTAATGAATAGTGGATTACCAAAGCCTTCTCTTGTAGAACCAGCAGCATTAATAGTGATGTCAACCTTCACTACTTCTTGGTATGTAGACATTTAAACTCCTGTTGAATTTACGTCAATATGTACAGGGATTGGGTTAGGATCATCAGCAGAGCGGTAATACAAGCCGTCTGCAATCACTCTCTCGATGAATGATGTTGCTTCATCTTCGTCTTTAAAGTATGAATTAACTCTCACTCTGAAAGATAATGGTGTAGATGGAACATAGTTAGTTGACATAAAATCATAGCTGTTAGGCAAATCACCAGTATCTGCCAATGCACCTTTCACTTCGTTGTCAAATAGTTCTCGGTACGCATCTATCTCTAATTTGTGCTTCAGTTCAGTCGCAATTAAATGACAACCTCTGCCATGAATAGTCACGTCCAAATAAGCAATAAATGGGATGACATAGACAGCTTTACCATCTACAACATCCTGATAAATTGACATTAGCCAAGTACCATCAGTCATTACGGAATAGCAATGGACAGAGGCATATGGATAATCTGGAACGTTAGCTTTTTCATTAGGGCTTAGAGAAGCCTTATCAGGAGCTGTATATTCTCTAAAGACATTAGCTAATTTGTTTGTACCAACACTAAGTCTATTACCGATAAGCTGTCTAACTGCACGAACTGTACCCTTTTCAAGTTCATCCAGATCAAACATTGATTTTATCTCTTCTAATCAGGACTGCTGCATAGTGAGCAGTTTGCAGAGGAAAATCTGAGAAGTCCCAGACTGAGAATACTTCATACACATCACCACGATATTCTATTACATCAGCAGCAGTGTTAGTGAAGTTGCTTGCTGGTCTAACCTCAAAGCGAGTGTAGAAGATTTTGACATCTTCCAATCTCACGTTTTCAGGAAGAACAAGCTGTTCCTCAGAGCGTGAATTTCTCTTTCTAAATGGTTGCATACAACCCTTGATAGGAAACTCTTCCCTTTTAGCTGGAATGAGATCCCCATCCACGTTATATTCAGGAACACCATTAGAACGTTTCAGCGTAACAGTGTGTCTATTGAGTAGATACATTATGCTTTAACCGCCTTCTTTCTAGTTGATGTCTTGTAAGCCATATTATTCAGAAGTTCCGAAGTCTCAATAAGAGGTGCGTTACTTCCTTTTCTTCTTACAGTCGAAGGAGCGTTAGCAGGCAGTTTACTTGCATCCCCAAAGTAAGTTTTAGTAATACCAATACCAGCTTTTGCAGCTTTAGTTAACAGGTCATTCAGACTGTCAGTATTGTTTAAATAGCTATCCAGTGAATAGAAAACTGCATTTGATAGGTCTGCACTATTTCTAGTTACAGCTAATTCAAAAGGTCTTCTCTTAATTAAACCTGCCTGTGACTCTACACCGACTACTTCGTGTAGGTACATAAGAGTGGCATATGACATATCAGCACCAGAGTGATCACCTTGTTCTGCAAAGTATCCATATTGAGCTGTTGCTGTTCGCAGACTTCTGAGATTCTTTTTTAACTGCACCCCAGCAGGACGTGGGACTCTTCTAACACTTCCAGTGACGACTGTCATTTAGCACCCCATACCACTATAGGAAGTTGACCAACCTTGCTCTAAAGACTTTCTTGGAGCATCTGGGGAAGCTCTTCTCATCTCAATATCAGATACGCTAATACCACCCGCATATGGAGTACCTGTCATGGTGCTCTTTTTCAGGTCGTTCAATACAGTTCTGAATTGCTTGAATCTTTGAGATAACTTCACTTCAACATCACCAGTCACTTCATCAGTGTATTTAGATGAGGCCATGATGATTGCTTCAAGTGCCTTAATAGCAGTCAGCTTTTCATTCTTATTAGTGGATTCATATAGGTATTCTAAAACTTGCTGAGATAATAGGATCTCATCATTATCAGTATCACCAATCATGATACGGATTCTGTCGAGAGCATTATTAGCAGGATCATTCATAAACATTATACAAACCCTTAATACAGAAAAGGGGACTAGATAGCCCCCTTATCAAATGATGTATTAGTTACCAGTAGCCAGTACATCAATCAGCATCTGAGGACGCAGACACAGTGGTAGGTTTGAAGAGTGGTACTCATACTCATAACCTTCACCACGATCAAGGGTATACTCGAAGGTATACAGTTCTTGACCAAGAGTATTTACATACTCCATCTTACGTGCAGGTGCGGAGAACATTGGGTAGGTTTCACCGTTCATTGCCCCAAGGTTAGGGAATGCGTGACCAACACCTTCGTTCTTACCAGAGATACTTACCAGCTTGTGCATCTGACCACGCTTGTCTTTAAACTGAGCACGGTACTCGATGAAAGTCAGACCAGCATGAGTGAACTTCTGGTATCCGTCAGCAGCTCGCAGAGAGTTACGCAGAGGCTCTTGAGAAGATTGGTAGAACATGTAAGCTTCTTTGATGCTTGGGTGCTTAACCAACTTGTCGAAGAACAGGGAGTCAACCAGAATAACGATACTTTCACCGTTAACTGCACCACCCATCATTGCATTGTCTTCGATGTAGCGAACTACTTCACGGCACTTCTCAGAAACGTTAGTAGCATCATTGCCAAGGTCGAAGTTGAAGGTCTTCTTGGTGAAGCCGTAAGTTGTGAACAGGTCAGCAAAGATACGACCGTTAGCATCAGCAACTTTACCCTTCAGGGCTTGCATCTTCATGAACTCCATAGTCATGTCATGACGCATACGCAGCTTTTGCAGCTTCTGAACACGTACAGTGTTGAAACGCTTCAGATCCATAGTACCTGCTTGGCGAACACCTTGCAGTTCATCAGGAGTAATACGTTCCATATCTGTAAAGTATGGAATTGGGAAGGCGTATTGTTGAACTACTTCACCGTTGTTGTACTCAATACCACGAGCACCACGAGTTACGGAGTCCAGCAGTGTTACATCATCATCAACACGGTCAATGACAATAGAAGTCAGTGCAGTACCTTTCTGAGAAAAGATACCCATTTCGTTGATCAGACCATACTGGTTTGGAATCATGCGAATCTCACCTGTCAGGTCGGTCATGACAGTGTTTTTTTCTGTATTCATGTTAGGCATTATTTAGAACCTCGTTAACAGGGCAGCTTTACACTGCCCTAATAAGTTTTTTCAATTAAGCATTTACGAAAGGTTTGACATCGTAAGAACTACGAACCAGAATACCCTTAGCAGCAAGTGTAGTGATTACTGTTGCTTTGGTCAGTCCGTCCAGATTCAGACAGTTCTCATTCACAATTGCAGCACCACGTACTAGAATTGCTGGAAGAACGTCAGCAGTCTGCTTGTCGTATTGATTCTTCACAAAGTTTTGCAGCACAATACCGTAAGTTTCATTTTCCTTACCAGCCACAATCTTGACACCAGTCGCGTCAACCAGATCACCAATTGTGTAACCACCTGCTGCAACATTTGCGTCAGCGATAACTTCACGGGTGTATCCAGTGCTTGGGTCATACTCATGCAGAATCAGATTCGCCAGAGTCTTTTCAAGAAAACCTTTATTACCATTTCCTGTAAACATTTTGTTCACCTATTTATTCTTTTTTGCCAAACATTTCAGCCATGACTTCACGAAGTCCGTCAGTGCTTGCTGTCACTGTGGTCTGATCACCACCTGCTTGAGTACCTAACTCACTCATTGCCCCAGAAGCAGCAACAGCTTCAGCAGCAGCAGCCTTAGTTTCTTCAGCCTTTTCGGCTTCAGCCTTCAGCTCAGTCAGTTCGGTTTCTTTAGCAGACAGTTTCTCAGTCAGTTCTTCTTTTTCAGCAGTCAATGCTGTGGCTTGTTCAGTTGCAGCAGCCAGCTTGTCATTTGCTGAGGTTAGGGCTGAGTCCATCATCGCTACGAAAGGATGAGTAGCACCCAGAGAAGTAACTTGTTCTGCATACGCTTTAGGATCTACACCAAAAGCTGCAAACTGTTCAGCTTTAGCGGTCAGACCACTCATAGCAGATGCAGCCTTTTCAGCTCTAAGCTGTTCCAGTTCTTCACGTTCTGCACTTGTTAATGCATCATTAGCCATTTCAGTATCCTCTTGAGGAAGTTCTTTTGCTGTCTCTACAGCAGATGCTTGTGTGATAATTGAAGAGTTTCCATATTTAGCACCACGGTTGCCCGACAGTTGCTTAACATAGTCTTCTACTTCATTAAAGGACATTATTTCGTCTGCAAGACCAAGCTCGATAGCTTCCTGTGCAGAGAAAACGCCAGCCTCTGTATTGCGTACAGCGTCTTCAGGAATACCACGGTTGTCAGATACTAACTTAACAAAACTGTCATAGTTGTTTCTGATACTACCCATGATCTTCTCTCGTGATTCCTCATTAAGAGGTTCAAAAGAGTTACCTAAGACTTTTTCTTTACCACAAAACAGGGGAGTAATTTTGATACCTTCTCTAGTCAGTCGCTTAGAGAAGTCTTGGTGAATAGCAACAACACCAATTGAACCGAGTTCACCAGATTCTGGTACGATAACTTCAGTACAAGCTGAAATGATTGCATACCCAGCGGATAGTGCTTTTTCAGAAGCAAACCCGATGATAGGTTTCACGGTTTGTGCTTTTCTGATGTATCTTGCTAAATCAAAACACCCAGCAGCCTCACCACCATTTGTGTCAAGTTCTAACAGAATGACGTTAACATTTGAGTCAGCAAGTGCTAAGTCAATGTTGCGTCTAACCGCATTATAAGAACTCACCCCAGCACCACATAGAGAAGACAGTCCCATATCTCGATGAGATAGTGAACCAATAATCTGTAAATGTGCTACACCATTTGCTACGGTCATCATACCGCGCTCTTGTGCAGAGTCTTGTGGGGTTTGACGGATATCAGCACCTAAATTGACGATTGTCTGGCTGTTACGACCCTCTAATAGGTAGTCGCAGATACCAGACAATTCAGTAGGAGTGATTAAAAGTGGACGATTTAGGAAGCTAGATGTTAAACGGATAAGTTCTCGACTCATTCTTTAACCTCTTCCCGATGTATGTAATTAAGTTAACATCTTTTTAACATTCTGTCAAGCAATTTCTACAAAGAATTTATTGACAAAGATATACGCATCTGTATTGGTAACAGATACTTCCAAGACGTAAGAACCTTTAACTACAAAATCATCTTTACTTAATATAATGTAATACCTATTAGCAACATTGTCAAGCATTAATGCTACATTTTCTTTAACAATCTGATCACAATACTTAATAGTGACTGTCATGCCAGTAACTTCAGATTCAGCATAGATGATCTCTTTATTGTCACATCCAATGACTCTCACACTTAATGAGAAATCACTACCAAAGTTAATTTTATCTGGACTGAAAATGGACGGAGACAAAGGATCTCCTGTCCAAATTGTTTTATCCAGACAACGTAATGCAAATGTTGTCATTATTTATTACTCTTGTTAGCTACAGATTTGTCTCCCCCTGCAACAGTCTTAGCAGTTCCTTCTCCTGCGGTCTTCATCCCCTCTCCTGCTTTTGATTGGCTGTTAGGAGTCAGCTTCTCATCAACAGGTGCAGATGCATCAGCAGGCTTAACACGCAGACGACTACGCAGATAGTTAGACAGTTCTTTGTCAACTTCCATAGCACCAACAGATACGCAACGCTGTACGAAAGCTGAGATATCTTGAAGGTCAAGCTCTTCAATATCACCGTAGCTAATCTCAACCATGTCCAATTCAGGCCATTGGTTCAGAACATAAGTCTGTGCAACCAAGTCTCTGTTGATCACAGCTTTGATTTGCTTCAGGATACCCTCAACAGCCATTGCTAAGGTGTTGGTTTTTGAGTCAGCCAGTGCAAATGAACCACTACCATTCTGACCAAGCTTTAGTACGTCAGCTAAGAAGGATGTTAGGATCTGTCCTTCATAACGCTTAACAATCTTGTCAGTGTCATAGTTTTTACCACCTTGCACACCAGCTAATTCAAACTTGAACAGGTCTTCTTTAGTCTCAGGATCAATAAATCGTGGGAACAGAACACCAGCTCTGTTGTTTGCTGACAAGTCATTAATCATCTTTTCGCAGTATCTGAAGAAGGCTTGCTTTTCAGGTTCTACATCATCACCAAAGTAATCAGGTGGAAGATAGATGATTGGCATACCTACCATGTCACGGCTAACACCCATCGCTTCATATTCTTCGATAGTTGTCTTATAACGCCACGGTACATATGCGTTTAATAGTGGTGAACGACCTTCAGGATTACCTCTCTTAGAGTCATACTTGAATAGCAAGAATTTCTCACGAGGGATCTTAATTTCAACCTTATCCATTGGGTAATCAGCAGGCTTTTCAATTAAAGCCATATTCTGACGAACACCTTTTAATTCTCTTGTCATCTCATCAAAATACCACTTGTCTAAAGTATCTTGAGAGCGAGAAGCTAATTTAGCCCATCCAATCAGACCGTCATTGTATTTAGAGAAATACTTACCTTTACGGCCTTTTCTGACTTTATATACCTTCTCATGTACAGAGAATCCATAAATTAGGAATGATAGTGCTTGGTTGATAACGTCATCGAAGTCATCTTCCATATCATTCATACAGCTTTGGAAGAACTCAATTCTTTCCTTGTACTTATCAGCCTGATCTTCTTTTCCCTTTGGTGGGACAAAGTGCCAGTTAACTCTTCTGACCAGTGTTTCAATCAGAGAGACTGATGCAGCAATTGAAGGATCTCTTGCCATGATCTTAAAGGTCTGCATAGAGCGTGGGAATCGAAGGTCACAACGTGCCTCTTCTTGAATCTGACCACTAGATAGTCTCAGACCAAGAGTACCAAGCTCCTTTAACATGCTACCTTTACTAGCTTCTTTTAAATCTGCCATTTATCTAATTCCTGCAAGGTTATTCTCTTTGAACAACGAAGTACCACTCATGTTAGGTACTGGACAGGTTTTCTGTTCAGCCAATGTGATAAACGCATCGGATGTAGCATCGACCTGATCATCCTTACCTTTCCCATCCCCTGTGAAGGACTCCAATTCAGTAAAGAATTTGTCATTCCAGTCTCCACGAACAACACAAACAAGACCTGCTTCTGCTGCTGCTGAGAATGGTGCAAAACGTGTTACTTTATCTTTGTTAGTTGGCTTTGTACGACATCTGTAACCCCTTTCTGCAAACTTTCTGATAAGGTCTGTTGAGTAAGACTTACCAGCGGCTCCGGGGTCTTGCGGTACAGTCACACCTGTTGTGAACCCATCTTCCTCTGCTGTCTTCATCAAACCTTCTTCAACACCTGAAGGTCGATCTCTAAATCGCTTAACATGCTCGATGTAGTAGATCCCACTCCTCAGATCCTTAGACATCTTAACCCCAGCAGTCCAGTCTGGATCAGGGTTAACTTCAGAAGGTAGTGTTGCGGCCAAGTCCCAAGATCTGATACGTTTAGCATTAAGAGGGGGCTGTTCAACAATAGTCACCCAATCTCTGCTGAAGTAGTTTGAACCTTCAGGCATCGCATACCAGTTACCATAACGAAGACGTGCTACGTTTACTGGCGTGTTGTTTTCCAGTGTGCTTCGGTATGATGGTTCAATGAAATCCAGAATAGGATTATCATCAATATCGCCAGAAATGAATGTGTATGTCTTTGGAACGTCCAGAGGAAACTGTTCAAGGATCTCATTTCGTTCCCATGCGCTGTGCATCACACCACCCTTCATCACATACCAGCGAATCTTTCCTGATAGGCTTCTGATAGGGTATCCGTCTTTGTCCAGATATGGTTGCACCCAATCCAATACAAAGTGGGTTTTATCAGGGTTCATTGAACACTTCATGTATGAGTTGCCTTTTGCAGCAGAACGCATACGAGTCATCAGGTAAGATACCTGATACCATGTAAAGTGTGTAAATTCGTCCCAATAGATAGCGGAGTATTCAACCCCTTGGTGTCCGTCAGCGTGTTTCTCTAAATCCATGTAAGCAAATTTAATTCTTGCTCCTGATGGAAAGACAATTGTCTTAGGTTTCTCTAATGCTCTACCACCAAACAAACTGTACAGCTTCTTAGCAGCAGGCCACAGACCACCTTCTAACTGTGTTGTAGTTCTACGGAAATAAACCCCATAGAAGTTCGGGTCATCAATATGACTCAACGCATCCATAAGCAGAGAGTGTGTCTTACCTGAACCAGCAGCACCACCGTATAGCACGATATCAGCATCAACGTTAAGGAATAACTCTTGAGAGGTTGGTTGAGGTGCTAAGAAGTTAGGGTTATGAAGTAACTCCATAATCACCTTAACTTGGTTTGCTGTGAAAGATTCGATTGCTAGAATCTGTGAAGGTAGTAAGTCTTTAACTGACTTTCCATAAGAAGCAAGAACCTTAACAACATCAGGTGCTAAAGTTCTTGTTCCGGCTAGTACTTCTCTGATTTTCTGGACGCGCTCTAATTTGACTTGTTCTAAATCCATTAAGCGCCTCCATAGGCATTACTCAGTCTTTTCTTCAACAGGAGCAAGTTTTGCTTTCAGTTGATTAAAGATTTCCTGAATAGTGATACTTTCCTCAGTTGGCTGAATATCACAAATCTTCATCAGCTCATTAGCCATATCACTGACGCGCATATCTGACTCACGTAGAGCCATGTTCAGGTCATAAATCTGAGCCTTCAGAACAGTATTCTCAGATTGCAGTTGTTGTAGTTGCTTTTCCATAGTCATTTCCTCAATCTACTCTGTTTAAGATCCACCCGTAGAAGAATGATTCATTATTCTCACGAGCTTCTGTGATTTCCATGTAACGTGCTACTTGCAACCCATTCAAACAACGCATCATAACAGTCTCTGCTTGACTACGTTTTTGGAAGAATGTTTTCAGTGCAGTAACAGTTTTATTACCCATAATACCATCAGTTGCAATATCTGTCCAGTGACTTTGTTTCATATTCAAAACATTCAGTGAACGTTGTAGGAACTTAGCTGCAACAGAGATACCACAGTTAACACCTGTATCAAACATTTCAGCAGCAACCTTGGCATTTACTGAAGAGACATCATCCAGCTTCAGCTTGTCCCAATAGTTCTTTTTGTAGATAGCTTTGGCAGTCTCAAGTGGTAGATCTCTCATAGAACCTTTGTAACCAAACTCTCTAGCTACTGCAACAGTGATCCCATACTTGGTTTCACCACCTTTGTCATCTGGGTTATTTACATAACCACCTTCCAGACCAACCGTATGTTGGAATGCTTGGTCAAATGCATAAGACATTAACACCTCTTTTGTTTAGATATGAAAAAACCCGCTCAGTGGCGGGTAGTATATGAAGTGGTGCAGCTACAAGGACTCGAACCCTGATCAACAACTTCGTAGGATGTTATGCTTTCCAGTTACACCATAGCTGCATTAATTGGCGGAGAGTAAAGGAATCGAACCCTCACCGTTACCAGTGGCGACAGTTTTCAAGACTGCTTGCTCCCATGAGCACTACTCTCCATAATTATTAACAAAACCAGTAACAGGATTGTGCTTTCTTTCTGTTAGTGGTTCTTGCAATGTCTTGAATATCCAGATGCTCATCATCATCATAGATATCGACCTTACTAGACACGTGTCTTAAATGTCTTGTCTGTAATCGATCAAGTGAGTTTGTCGGATTCTTACACAGTTTCTTGTTGCTACCATATGCTGGATGCTCACACATGAACTTGTAAAGTAACTTCATAGATACCTTAACCGCTTCACCTTCCCATAACCAGTAACGGCCTTGGTACTCTAGTGCTTTAGCTCGCTTAAACGATCTTGACATTGGCACATATCCTTATTGTTGGTAGACAGAGTGGGGCTTGAACCCACAACCAACACCGTATGAAAGTGCTGCTCTTCCAGTTGAGCTATCTGTCTATTGGTAGTGGTAGGTGGAATCGAACCACCGATTTAGACTTATCAGGTCTACGTTATAACCGTCTTAACTATACCACTATGAGACTGGTGCTTGCGCGTGGACTCGAACCACGATCTTCCTCTTTGTAAGAGAGGCACTATAGCCCTTCAGTCATACAAGCAAAATTGGAGAATCTGATCGGACTCTAACCGACTAATAGATGCTTTGCAGGCAACTGGCTCGTTCACTTCACCTTCAGATCCTTGTAGAACACCCTGTTAACGACAGGAGAATCACCAAGAAAGAAACAACAATGAGAGGAATGCTAGTAACCAACTTCTCAGGGTGTTCTACAATAATCTAAAGAGTTTGGCAGTAGAGAAGGGACTCGAACCCTTAGACCCCTTTCAGAGCCGACAGTTTAGCAAACTGCTCCAATGACCATTCTGGCACTCTACTATTCAAAAATTGGTAGGTTGTCGGGATTTGAACCCTGTTCTCATGCTCTTCAGGCACGTGCTTTACCATATAAGCTAATCCACCTATTGCGTAATTGGGGTGATCGGCGGGTAACGATCCCGCTTCCAGACGGTCACAGCGTCTACATCATCCATTAAATGCTTCGATCACATGAAAAGACACTTTGTTCAAATACCTTTTTATGTGATTGCTCAGTACGACCCTAGAGTTGGCTACTCTCTAGTAGGTTTTGATAAGTTCTCAGGAGCTACCTTGAACAACCAGACTTGACTGGTACAATAAGCCGATCATACTAAGCAAATTGGTGGGTCGAGTGGGAGTTGAACCCTCAACCTTCAGTTTAAGAGACTGCTACTCTGCCAATTGAGTTACTATCCCATGAAATGGTGGAGATATAGGGATTTGAACCCTACTGCTATACTGATTGCAAATCAGTCGTCCACTCCAAGCAGACCCTATCCCCATTGTATTCTGGTACTGGCCGTGGGAGTCGAACCCACACTGAATGAAGTTTTAAGCCTCATGTCTCTGCCAATTGGACTACGCCAGCATTGTATAAATCTTTAGCAATCCGCTTGTATCGCAGTCTGTTAGACTCACAGTGTGGACAACCACCATGACTACGACAAGTCTTATCAAATCGCTTAGAACCTGTATAGGGCTTCTTAACAGTCCTACTCATATACAAATCCTTTAAAGTGGCACGGGTGGAAGGAATCGAACCCTCATAGCTTGGTTTTGGAGGCCAGCTAAGTGCCATACTTCACCCATACTGTTTAAAATTGGTGCTCAAGGTGGGACTCGAACCCACAGAACCTAGTTTCTAAGACTAGTATGTATGCCAATTCCATCACTTGAGCATAACAGGACACATTACTGGTTATTGATTAAAAGTCAATTAGTAAGTGTTTGCTGAAAGTGTCCTTTTGTATAACAACTTAGTAGATGCTATACAGAAGAACCTTTACAGTTGCTTCCGGTACTGCGCTAACAGTACGATCCTTGTCGGGGATAACTATGAGGATACTGTCCGACAATTTAAATCAATGGTGTATCTCTCTGTGGCAGTTTGCACATAGGAGAACACACTTGTCAAGCTCTTTGAAAAGAGTCTCAACAGGAGACGCATTATGTATCAGTGAAGAAGGAATAAACTCTTTCTCACGAGGATTAGGATGGTGAAACTCAAGAGCTGCATAGCACTTGCTGTAACCACATCTTACACAATGTGTTCCATAACGCTCCTTTACAAGATCAAGCTTCTCACTGCTAAAGCGTTGCCTTTCAGATTCACTGCACTCTTTACAAGACGGTTTGTACTTCACAGTACCTTTTGGAGTCTTGCCATTTGTGTAGAACTCACTAAATGGTTTAGTTTTATTACAGGTCTTGCATGTCTTCATAAAAGAACCTCAATTGGTGCGGTCGGAGAGACTCGAACTCTCAAGAGTGACTTGGAAGGACACCATGTTACCAATTACATCACGAACGCATTAACAGAGCAGAACTTTAGAGTGTCACCAGACCAGATACTTGACCAGATATCTGTAAGGAATCGAACCAAAACCCAACTATTTCAGAAGTTAATCGAGATTGCTGAAGCTGCTCTTTAAGTCAATTTGGTTGCGGGTGCAGGAGTCGAACCTGCTATCTATAGTTAATGAGACTATCGAGATACCGTTTCTCCAACCCGCAAATCTTTAGAAAACTATCATAAAGTACACTAGATAGTATTCTTTAGGATAGCGTCTGTCTTTCCAGACTGTCCACAGAATCAGTACTTCGGAGCATGTACCTTCTGCTGCAACTGTTTTTTCTGGGACAAAGGTAGGTTCCTGATATTCAAAGACCTATTAAACCTCGACCAGTACAATCTATAAAGTCACCTGTTGCTGGACTACTATAGAAGGGTTCGCGCCATCGCTTGAAATTAATCACGCATATGATCTGGTGCTTCGCATAGGACTCGAACCTACATCACCGACTTTACAAAGGTCGTGTAATAGCCATTATACTAACGAAGCATTAAAATTGGTATTCCTGACGGGGATCGAACCCGTGCTGCCAGATTGAAAGTCTAGTGTTCTAACCGTCTAAACTACAGGAATATCTTAACAACTAAATTGGCGAGGATACCGAGCATCGAACTCGGATCTGTACCGTGACAGGGTACTATGTTATCCGTTTACACCATATCCCCAATTATTCTTGTCAGAGCACGTCTTTTTCACTTAATAATGGCAAGTAAAGTAAGTTGTTTGCTGAATGTGCTCTTTAAACTCTTTGGCAGAACTGTCTGGACTCGAACCAGAAATATGAGAGTCAAAGTCTCAGGTGTTGACCAATTACACTACAGTCCTACTTAATTTGGTGGATGTCGTTGGACTCGAACCAACAGTCCCTCTAAGGAGAACGGATTTACAGTCCGCGCGGCTACCAATTACCGTTTACACATCCATTAAATCTATGAGGAACCGTACCCATCTCGGTTAACCAGAGAGCTTTAAGGACTCTGTAAAGGATTTTACCTCAAATTGGCGCGGAATACAGGACTCGAACCCGTACCTAATGGCTTAGAAGGCCATTGCCCTTTCCAGTTAGACTAATTCCGCATTTTGTTAAGTATGTCTGCTAGACTAGACCCGACTTAGCTCAACAGTTAGTTGAAATATCGACCTAGCAGACAAATTGGCGGGAAAGGTGGGACTCGAACCCACTACCATCGAGTTAACAGCTCGCCGCACAGCCGTATGTGCTTCTAACCCATGAAATTGGTCAGGACGGAGGGATTTGAACCCTCGATGCATGTTCCCAAAACATACGTGTTGCCATCTACACTACATCCTGATGAAAATTAATTTTTCAGATACCTACAGAAGCACTCAACTGTTTTCTACCCAAAAGAAAAGTATAGTGATTTGCTGTATGTCTTCTTTTTAAGTATCTGGAAGATTAACTCTTCATTTAACTATTAAAACATGTTTTCAAGTATCTGTCAAGCTTTTTATCAAACTATTTTCAGAACATCTTCAGAGGTGTTTCCTCATCTGATAAATACCATTTAACCATGTTTTTTAGGACTTGTCAACAAGTTTCTCAATAATTTTTTAGGTTACTGAGAAACTGTTGATCAGTTCGTTTTCCCAACGAGAGCTATTAAAACATACATGCATAACTCTCGTCAAGTGTTTTTCTTAGAAATCGTAACGACTATCCAAGATTGCTTTCAACATCACTCCAAGTGGAGTCAGATCTTCGTCACCCAACACACTCTTCAGTGTAGCTGCTGAGAAGCCACTAACCATAGCCACACGAGTGTCTGTCATGCGATTGGTGTAGTTGTTGGTGTTACGTGCTGCAAGCTTCCAGTAGATGACCTGTGGAGCTTTATAACCGTTATCTGTGAAGACCTTGGTCATTGCTTCAAAGTTGGTCATGTTACCGAAGACCCCGTTGAACTCCATATCAGAGAACACGATAACCTTGCTTGGCAGGTCTTCTTGGCTCAGATTATGCTCAACAGCTAACTTAACAATCTGATTGAAAGCTTTCTGCAAGTTAGTTGTACCGTACTCAACGTGCTGACGCACAATTCCTTCTTTTTGCTTCAAGGTGTTCCCACCACTGATATCAATGAAGAATGGGTTTGTAGAGTACACCATGATCTTATCTTTGAAGATACCTTTGTTGCGTTCTGCACAGTAGATGCTCAGTGCAACCCCGATATCCAATGCGTTTACTGCACCGAAGTTCTCACAAGTCATAGATCCTGAAACGTCAGTCATGCACAGGATGTTTTCTGAGTTACCTGACATATAGTCTGGCAATGCTTCCCACTGTGCTTGAGCTACTGATGCTACACCATGACGTGATGCTACCAGAACATCTGCTGGGGTTAAGGTTGTTGCATTAACCTTTGCAGTACCTTTCTCAAGTGACTGGACGTACTTACTGTACTTCTCTCCACCTTTGTTCAGGAAAAGCTTCTGATAACGCGCTGCTGCACGAGATGGAAGTTTTTCGTAGTCGATATCATCAAAGTTTCCTTCAGTGATATTTGTCTCAACAACCTTCGCATAAGATGAGAAGAGTTTACGCAGTTCCTTTGGAGATACGCCTAAAGCACGGCGGATAATCTTAAAGTTTTCATTGCGGCTGTTGTGTGGCATCCACTTAGCAACCAGTGCTCGTGTATCCTCATCAGCCAGTCCTGCAAAGATAAGCTCTAAAGCATCCTTTTCAAGACTTGTTCCAAAGTAGACCAGAACATCATCCCAACGACCAATTACTGGAATCTTTGGCAGCAGTCGCAAAGCGAAGCTCTTATGATTCTTGATCAGTTCTGCAACAGCATTACGGAACAGTTTACGCTCACCAATCCCACCACGAACATCACGCAGATACTGCAATGCACGCACAGCCAGTTCAGGATTCTGCTTAACCGCTTTATTGAACAGCCCCATGAAGCCTGCTTGGTTGTTACGCATTGCCCCCATTTGAGAGAACATATCCAAAGTTGCTTCGCCAGATGATGCGTGGGTTACTGCACCATTTTCAGTACGTGCAGATTTGATTGTTGATACATTGAATAATTTGCTCATGTCATTTCTCCTGTTTAGTTGACGAGGTAGAATGTACAGAACATTGAATTGGGTGTCAATAGGAATTTTAAGAGGATTTGAGAGGTTTTCGTGTTAAGCCTTGTGGTAGCTCACATTTCCAGTGAAAACCTCTCAGGTTGCGTTACACAGAGGATACGCGGCTAAATACTGGCTTATTCTCTTTTGGTTTTCCCTCTTCGCTATCAGAAGTGTCCGGTGTAGCCTTCTCTTCAAGAGTTTTCATACCATTAGCAGTTTGGCTTAGAACAATCTTAGCAGAATCCACACGAAGCTTTAGAGTTACCTCTTCAGGCTTGATGTCAAACTCACTAAGCAGTTCCTCATCCCCTTGCATAATAGCGTTTAGCAGACGTGCTGCTACTTCAGACCCATCATCAAGCTTGTGCTGTGCTTTGATCAGGGAACTCTTGTTACGTGACCCTCTTGGTCTTCCATTCGGATTACCAGACTGGCCTTTAGACCATTGTCCTTTGTTTAGACGTGGTTTACTCATTAGAACCTCTTTAAAGTAATATGATCAGATCTGATCAGGATAGATATAGATAAATGAAGATCAAGGATCGAGTATATCTATAAAAGATATCTCTTAAAGATAATCTTTAAAGATTCCTGTATAGAATCCTGTGCAGTTTACAGACTTAGGGTATCATGAAAAACCCTTGCAGTCAATCACCTCTCATTACTTTCTTCTCTTGACAAGAATAAATTGTTGACATTTCTTTGCAGTTATGATGTAATAGTGGTTGTAAAAAGTAACTTTTGAGGATACACCATGAAAGATACAACAAGCAACTTAAAAAAGACAGACAAGGTTGATGTGAAGAAGCCTAAAGAGATTCCAAAGCGTATTGAGTGTGAATTTTACTCACCTAAAGAGATGGAACTCTACAAATACTGTAAAGGTTATGTCACAGCAGAGGATCATTCACACCAAACCTTGTGGTGATTCAAGGTGACTAATGTGTTATTCAATAACTGTAGCAGAAGTCGAGGAAATCAAGGATTATATGTTTTGGTTTCCTCAGATTACACGGCAACTTCCCAAGAAACTTAAAGACCTCTTAACCTCCATTGTTCAGCGATCTCGTATCGTACCTAAAGACAATCCTGTGATTATCCTTTCAAAAGAGGAATACACGGGCATTTTGAAGGTTAAGTGCTTATACAAAATTAACTGAGGTGATTATTATGGCTGAGATCTCATACCGTCAAAATGACGAAATTGGTATCCGTGGTATCAATTCAAAAGACCTGCTTACCGCACTACATCAACAAGTGAAAAATGGTTATCACTACAAACCATACTCACATACCCGTCAAAACCCTGTACTGCCAGTACAAGCAATTACTGTGACCAAGCATGGTGACAAGGTTGTGCCTTCAGCGTCTGTGACTGTGGAAGGTACTGGAAATCTGCGTACCATTCTGTCATATAATGCAGAAGACTTTTTAGGTACTGTCGAAGGTTTATTCCTTGAAGGGTTTGACCTGTATGATGCACCTGTGATGCACCACGGTCGCTACTCTGCCACTCTTGTGAAAGAGGGTGCAGCAGAAGTTGTTCAACCTCGTGTTGAGGCTCCTGTAGTAGCTGCTGAGGATGTTCCTGTGCTGTCAGAGGACGAGCCTGTTGAGAAGCCTGAAGATATTGAGGTTTTCAACATGAACATTGCTCAATCTCTGACCACAAAGGATGAACTGGTAGCGTATGCTTCTAAGTTCAATTTCAAGTTAGATAAGCGTCAGTCTTTAGAGGCTATGCAGAAGAAACTTGAAACAATGGTAGCGTAATAGCTATCAAGTGTATGGGGTGGCTTAATAGTCACCCTTTTTATTATTAGAAGGTGAAAAAATGGCTATTCATTTTGGAACATCAGTAAACAGCACTAACCTGCGTCAGTTTATGATTTCTATGGCTAACCAATACCTGAATACAGCAGAGACTCACATTGTTGACTTCACGAAAGAGAAGAACATCAAGAGTCTAAGCTTCTCAAGTGTTAATGGTGGTCATCCTTATTTTGAACTGGATCAGGATCTTGCTGTAACAGACTACCAACCGAAGTACACACCACAAGCTGACCAGTGGTTGGCTACAAATGGTGTTACTCAATTGGGTGTATTCCTGAATGAGCTGCAAATAGCGGCTATTCATGGTTTTATGCCACAATTTGATTACATTCCTCCACATAAATCTATGTTGGGTAGCTGGAATGCGATCATGAAGCGTGACATCCCTCCTTACCTTACCATCGTCAAGCAACCTGTTGGTGCTTCAGTTCAGGAGACTCAAGAGTTTACTATTGAGGCTATCTGTGACCGTCCAGAAGCTCATTGGGTTGTTAAGCATATTGTTGGTCTGGTTGAGACAGATGTTGCTAATGGTGTTGGCACAACAGCTACATACCACGTTCAAGAAGCCACTCTTGATGACGGTGGTAGCTACAAAGTGGTATTCACAGAGGATGCTCTGACATCCACATCAAACACTGTAGATGTGACTGTTTCACCAGTACCATTGGTTGTAACAGTGCCTCTTCTGGATAAGGTTGTTGACGAAGGTGGGGTGTTAACTCTCAGTGCAACATGTAACTACACATCTGCAATGCACACCATCAAGAAGAATGGTGCAGTCATTGTTCCAGAAGCTGCTGGTCAAGTGGCACAGCTTGAGGTTAACGGAGCACAACTGGATGCTGCTGGTGTCTATGAGATTGTTTTTGCTGCTGCTGGTCAGACCGCATCAACATCCTGCAATGTAGTTATTCGTGAGACTCCACTGCTTGTCACCGCAACATCTGATGATGTATCTGTTAATGTTGGTCAGCAGCTAAACGTTACTGCAACAGTTAACAGAACCAACGTCACTTGGAAACTGTACAATGGCGCACAAGAGATTGCATCTGGTTCTGGATCTGATGCTGTTTACAGTGTTACAACAACTTCTGCTCTACAGAGTGGTAGCTACCGTTTTGTGTTCAGATCCTCTCAACAGGAAGTAACAACACGAAACGTCTTAGTAACTGTGCAACCATCGGCATTCAGTGCCGCATTCAGTTTAGGCTTTGGTGCTTAATACCAACTCAAAGGGACTCTTCGGAGTCCTTTTTTATTTTCTTCTTGACTATTTTCCAAAACTGATGTTAAGATTTCAGTACAACGATGAGGATTTGTATTATGAAAAAGATTGTACTGAATGATCCAAGTAACCCTGTCAATGTTGAAATCAGAATCCCAGCCTTACATGCATGTTACCCATACACTCATGATGAGCTGTCTGAAATAAACACTCCACTCGAACTTGTTAAGGCTGTAGTTCCAGACCTTGTTAACAATGCCAAGACAGTTGTGACGGCCTATAATAAAAAACCAAATGTGTTCGTTGTGAGATACGCTAATGGACTCCCTGCTTTCACAGTCTTTGTGAAGGTTTATGATGCAGTAACTTCACAGGTGATAGTATGAAGCATGTAGCTCTTATTGTCAGCAGTGATATTGCTGATACCGTCAAACACAGTCCTTTGCGCATGATGAGAAGTCAGGATTTTGATGCTTGGGTAAATTGCATCCCACCATTTGATGTAGCAGACCCACCAGAAAATGTTACAGTGACAAACATCACTCCAACAAACCTGTCACACTCTGCTATCAAGATTGTAAAGTATGCTGATCATATTGAGTTTCATGTTGATTCTCGTATTACTGCTAAGAGTCTTGGGCAGCTAGAGCACCATGTCTTCAAAGAGACATCTCGAAGATACCCAGATAAGCAGTTTGACAGCATCACGATACATAACGGGAAAACAATGAATCACAGCATGAAAAATTACATTACAAAACGTTTTGGAGGTGCATCATGTACTACACAATAAGTGATCTGATCATCCCAGCTTCCTCTGTTGTTACTTACCAGAGACGCTGTGTGGCATTAGATACGAAATCTATCATGAAGTCTTGGAAAAAGGTCATTGAGAGGAAGGGATATCCGTTTACCTTACCAGAAGGTGTGACTATCTCTGAGTATGTTAACACAATGACAACAAACTTCTCACAACTACTTGAACAAATTACCAACATACCTATTTGTCGAATTAAACTTGTTGATGGTACTCATTTGGACACAATTCTCACAAAGAATGCAATTGATAAATGCTTGAGTGGGTTTCCTGTTCAGGTAGAGGACTTCACAAAACATATGAACAACACCTATGGTGGTGAAATCAAAGAAGCCTCCGGTGGTGTGTTCAACGACTTTTATGAGTTGGTAACAACAACTTTTGCGAATCCATTAGTATGAATGTTATTGAGAATACTTGTGGCGATCCTACTGTCTCTTCTTCCGGTAGTTTCTGCTGATTCAACAGGTAGCTCACCAGATACAAATGCACACGAGGTCTGCGAAGATCCTGTCAAAATGTTGGATGTAAGTATTGCTTACCAGACATTCAAAGGTTTGTCATTCACATACGACAAGGGGATGTACAAAGACCCTTATGCAGAGCCGGACAAGTTTACTGCTTTTGACCTTACGGCACTCTATACATTAACAGACGTTGAATACAAACATGGAATTTCCAGAGCATACGCTGCGAAGATGGGTATCACTATCCCAGATAGTCCTCGCAAGTATGCTCTTTTTGTTATGTCTATGATCAATGACGAATCATTTAGAAACTCCATGTTTGTGTGGTACAGGAACTTCGGGAGGGACTACTATGATGGGCAAAACCCAAGGATCTTACAGGCTTTTATTTTTGCTCAACAAGTTCTACAAGACAGACTCTTGAATTTAGGTACAGATTATGGTGAGATGCACAGGAGAGCTATCCAAGACAGTCGTAAAGCTGTTTATCTGCTCTCCGTAGTTAAATCCTGTTCAGAAGATAACAATATTGACATTTTTAGAGGTAAATGATGAAAACTGTAACGTTAAAAGGTATCAACCTTACTGTTAAAGAAATGCAACATATCTACATGGTTCGCTACAATGTAGGTTTTGGTGGTGTTATTGCTGGAAAACGCTTTAAAGTCTTGAGTGGTTCTGTTATGATCGGCTACACGGTAATTAGCTGCGAAGAGATTGCAAAGGCTTATGAACATCACGTCAGAACGGAAATTACATGTGAAGAACATAGAGAAGATCCAATTCTCTAAATGTCTTCTTGATAATGGATCAGGACAACTTAGTGCAACTATCTTCACCAAGGATGGTGATATGATATTTTTGAGGAGAGCTTTAGTTGATTGGATAAGAGATACTGAACATCTTCAGTCATCATTTAGGGGTGCATTCCTTATTGCTAAGGTCTTCAAGGATAAAGAGTTCACTGTTCGCCTAGGTTTTGCTGCAACGGGTAATCATGACACACTTGAAGAGATGTTTGTTGTGGTTGAAGGGAAAAAGGCAGAGAAATTTATTGAAAAATTGGAGTTTGTAGGATGAAAGTACACATTGATGGCTATGAGTTTGGTGAAACATTTGTGGTAGATGATTTAAAAACCACTTACTGGCGTGATAAAAACGTATTTGAACAAAGATTACACTGTCATAATGAGGTTTTTGGCAAACAATCCTATTGGGTTCGATTTAAAGAGTCATATAAAATACATCTTAACCCATTTAAGAAGATTTTAGCACAATTAGGTCTTTTAAAGGTTGACATCTCAGATGCTACTGGATACTATACGCTTCATGGAACGATATATGAGTTTGCAAAGCTCGATATTGAGGTCAAGATAGGAGTAAAGTGGTAATGTTTGATCCAAGAGCTGAAAACAGAGATGCATTTATGCATGTGATGATGATCACATCATTTAATTGGGGTTGCCTTCCTTACGATGCTAGATTGAAGTTCGACCCAATAAAGAGTGAAGTATCTGTAATCAATTGTGTTGGTGACAGGGTATCAATACCACGCGCATATATTACTGACATTGATCGACTACTGACTGCTGCTCGTGAGATGCTTGCAATAGATCGTGGAGTTGAACCAGTAATCATCACTAGAAGTGAGTATATGCGTTACTTAGAAATCCACCGACCGAACTGTGGTGATCCTTTCATCAAGAAGCCGGAAAAACAAACTTTTGAGGAAGATTTAGCAGAAATTGAGAGAATTTTGGAAGAAAATGCTGATTTATCACAAAAAATCAGTGAAAATAACAAAAAGTTGGTCAAATTACGTGAAAATCTATCAAAAAGACTGAAAAATGCAGGTATTTTAAATGAAAAATGTCACTTCGATGGTTCTGGTTATTATCCTAATAGCATTTGTTATGTTGGCAAACAAGCTCGTTTTTAGTTACTGTGGTGATGACTCCAAAACTGGATTCATGCGTGATATGGTGTGTTACAAGATTGATCTGATTAAGAAGGTGTTTTGAATATGAAAAAGGTACTTGAACAGGCAAAAGAATCTAAATTCTTCACAATTATGTCTGTCACTTTTGGAGCATTTCTGAGCGTACATCCCGTTTACTACCTAGCTATATCGTATTTTGTTTGTGCAATGTTCAACATCCTGTTCATGACATGTGTACTCACAGGTTTGAAGATTCGTGGTAAGCTCAGTAATAGTGGCAGTATTGTTAGCCTTGCAAAAGAGGCGTGGAGTGATTGTCTTGAAATCTTGATTGCCTTGTACTGTGTAGCTGCTACAATCGGTTATGTCGTTGGTAAACTTTTTATTGTTGTATTTTGAAAAAAGTAGTTGCAAACCGTAAAACAAATCTGTAGTATTAACATCGTTCCAGTGAGGAACACGTTCTTTAACATCTAAGAAGGAAACACATATGCAGTTTAACAAAAAGGTAATCTTTGGTGCTGTCGCAGCACTGGTACTGGCAGTCTTCTGTCTGAACTCCTATAAAGTTGTTCAAGATGGTTCTGTGGCAACAAAAACTTTCATGGGTAAAGTTTCACCAGAAGTTCTCAGTTCTGGTTTGCACTTCCCTGTAAACCCACTGGCAAGCTTTGACACTTTCTCAACACGAGACATTAAAATCTCATTTGATCGAGTACAAGTCCCTTCACAGGACAAGTTCAAATCTGCTGTAGATATTACTGTTATGCTAAAATTTGACGGTAATAAAGCACCGCAAGTTCGCATCAACGGTGGTACTCAAGATGTTGCCATAGACAAGTATGTAACTCAGAAATTGATGTCAACTGTGCGCGAGTACGGTAAGTCAGTTAAGGTTGCACAGGACTTGTTCAAACCTGATGTTCAGGCTGGGCTGCAAAGTGCAATCATGAATGAGGTTAATGAGTATTCACAACCTTATGGCTTCACAATCACTGAAGTCTTCTTGCAAGACATTGATCTTGATGAAGCAATCATGAAGCAGGTCAAAGCAACCAAGATTCGTGAAGAAGCTGTAAACCAAGCTCAAGCAGATTTGGATCGTGAAGCAAAGATTGCACAGAAAGCTGTAAAGACAGCAGAAGCTAACCGTGCAGCAGCAGAACAACAAGCTATTGCTCGTGAGCGTAATGCGCAAGCTGAAGCCTATGCAGCTCGTACACAAGCAGAAGCTAAACTGTATGCTGCTGAGAAAGAAGCTGAAGGTAACAGAAAGCTACAATCCTCTCTGACTCCTGAAGTTCTTCGTAAGATTGAACTGGAAAACCAACAGATTCTGTACAGCCGCTATGCAGGTGGTACTCCTTCTACCGTAACTATCATGGGCGGTGACGGAAAAGTTAACCCAAACCTGTGGTTGAACGGAAAGTAATCTGGTATAATCAGGGCTGATCAGAAATGGTCAGCCCTTTTTTTATAGGAGAAAAGTTATGAGTTTCTTATCATTTGTTGGTGCAGCATTCATATGTGTGTTGCTATGTTTGGTATCGTATGGATTCTTCTTTACCGTGATGATTGTCGGTGCTATCGGTGATCAGGATAGAAAATCCATGTGGTGGTTCATCGGTATTGGTACTGCAATCATTAGTACAGGGTGGTATCAGTTCTTTACTTCAATACTTGGATGAGAGGTGTGAGATGGGTATTGTGCAAGAACATAAGCGGATGTACAAAATCCTAATGGATGTGAAAAGTTTCCTTTTATGCCCACCACGAAACACAATGTCTATTGAAGAGGCTCGCAAGAATCTGATCAATAGGATTGACACTGTATTCGATGAGGTGGATGATACACAAACAACAAAAACTGGTGAGGTATTGTCATGACGGATTTTAGTATTGTTTTTGTCCTGCTATCAATTCTGGTTACTTTGGTTATTGTCCTTGGTATTAAGCTATCTAACCTACACGGAAAATACTGTGAAGAGTTGAGAAAGCGTAAGATTGGTGATAAGCTGTTAGAGCAAACTTGTCACCTGTTGAGTAACACTGAGTGCTCGATGAATGTTTGCCACTGTGGTGAGGAAATGTCCAAACACTCAGTATTGAGCAATCATTCCCCTGTTGATATGGGGCATACTGCTGCAAATCGTCTATTGGAAGACATCAATGCTGTACTGTCTAACAGAAATTATGAGGGGTTATCATGATCGTACTAGCTGTACTGTTAACAATTCTGGTGACTGCATCTGCAATCATCTTGGCACTGAATGTTGCTAGTTTGTCTGCAAAAGCAAAACGACAGCAAGCTTTGTTGGAAGATGTTCAGACTGTGCTCAAGCCATACGACTACGATGCATTTACTGATGTGAAACTTCGTGTGGGCAGGGAACTGGAACGGTAGTTCACGCGAAAAATTTTTTATACTCTGGGCTGGACAGGTGTTCAGCCTTTTTTGTATACTGTAGTTCATAAAATAATCAGGAGATACCATCATGGTAGATTTAAAATGTATTGGTAATGACAACCCTGTCGTGGCATACTGGAAAACACGAAAAGATTACCTTGCAAGTGAAGTGCTGACACCATACCAACTGAACAGAAAGTTTGAAAAAGAGTTTGTAGGTAGTTTGGCAGGTTTGGTGAATATGCGGTACAATGCTCAAACAATGGAGTCCATTGCACCAACTATCAAACGCATTCAGGAAGGTATTGCTTATGATCTGAACTCAGGTAGAGTGTTGATTAGGAATATGAGCATTGTTCCTGAAGTGATTTCTAGTTATGATCCTGAAACCCAATGCTTAAACTTTATAGTGAGAGACAAAAATGCAGTTAGTTACTGAGAAACACGTTAAAGACCTTGAGTGTGGCTATGGTGAAAGTCTGTTAGATACTAATCACTGGCACTCAAATGCATTCACAATCTATGGTTTGCAACTGCTCGTGGATGCTATGAACGTTATGTAGCAGCCCTGTTTGAAGAGATTGAGAGTGCTGGGTGGTATACTGAAGCATTCAGTCCTTCACTGTTCTTTTTTGAGGATGGTAAGCAGGATGATGAAACATACTACAAACTTATTGTAGACGTGACAAATACCTTTCCAGAATACAATCAACGTTTCTGGGCTAGCTATGCAGATGTTGCTGATAAAATTGAAGAGGAAGAGTAGATGAAAATTGTAGCAGAAGTTGAAGTGTTGGGTGATTACAGTGATGTCTTGCAATTGCTGGACAAGTACCCTGTTGATGTTGTCAGTGCAGGTGATCTGTTGCTTCACAGAAGAGTAAATGCACCAATCACAATCTATGTTCGAGATCATGTTCTTCAGGAAGCTGCTATGCACACCCTAGAAAGTGGTGGTTCATGGTTTGGTTTAGAAGTCTTATCAGTGAAGTACAAGCGTGATGTTCCAACTACATCTGTTGGGAATCACACTCACATTGTGGCAAATAACCCATTGAACATCTGATCATGTTCTGATAGAATGCCCATACATTAACTGAGAGGACAATATATGAACATCATCATTCCACTGCCACTATTTATAATTGTCATGACACTTGCACTAATTGGTGTGATTCGGGCAGTGTACTATGCAGCAGATACGAACATAACTACTCTGTATGGTAAAATTTGTAATACCATCACAGGGTTGTGCATCCCAACAGTGTATGTTTTGACAATCATCTGTGCAGTGATGATGAACATTTGACTCGACAATCTTACATTGATAAACTGGCCTTCACACTAATCTGTGGAGGCTTTTTATTGGAGAATAATATGAAATTAGTACATGGTGTTGGTATAAATGACCTACCAAGAGGTAGTTGTTCAGTAATGGTAGACGGTAAGCAAATCGTACACCCTTTCTACAACAAGTGGGCAAGTATGCTGTTCCGATGCTATGATACCAAGTATCATCAAAAACAGCCTACATACGCTGGTTGCACAGTGTGCGAAGAATGGAAGACTTTAAGCAACTTCAAAGAATGGTTTGATCAACAACCACTTGAACGGCATTCTTGGCAGCTTGATAAAGATTTGCTGTTCCCAAGTAATAAGATTTATTCACCTGAAACTTGTATTCTTGTTCCTCAGTGGTTGAACTCCTTTGTGGTGGAACGTGGAAATGATCGTGGCGAATACCTGATTGGTTGTTACTGGAACAAACAAGCAAATAAATTCAGAGCTAAAATCAATGATGGTCACGGAAAGAAAACACATTTAGGATATTTCACAGATGAACTTTCAGCACACCTTGCATGGAAGTCAGCAAAGCTTCAAATGGTTCACGATATGAAAGATAACCTTGATCTGGTTGATCGTAGGATTTACGATGTATTGGTGAAACGATACTCATAATGAATAAAAAGGGGCTTTTCAGCCCCATTCTTTATTGTTCCTGCTCCTTCAGTTTGAGAAGTGTCTTGGTTACAGCTCTCAATGGGTTAGGGTCTTTTGAAGTGGCTCTATCGTCACAATCATACACATGCCAAAGTCCCTTACCAGACATATCTGGTTGAATCCACAGATTGTTCTGGAAAGCTAAACGCATAGCTGCATAGTAGTCTTCACAGTAGTTCTTCAGACCAAGTTCAGGGTACTGCTGATGCATACGAATGTTCAGTTCATCATCAGTACACTTCTCAATCTCTGGGAGATTCTGATCAACTATCTTCACAAAGTACACATCACGCTTGTCTGCACGACTCTTACGATTGCAAGGCATCATGTCACACTCATCTGTGTCATTGAATGCACACTTGCTACATGCATCACTGAACTGGAATGGTTTACGACCATAGATGGGTTGTGATGAGTAGGTTGCATCACCAATCTGGATGATGTTCTGGTCTTCTGAAATGTTCATATCTTGCTCCTTATCTAGTGAACCTATATTGTACAGCAAGAACTTTTCAGAATCTACTAAACTCCCCAAAAATTAGGGTGAACATTGCATATCAGATCTGAAAATTCTCTGAAAATATCCCCTTAACAGGTCTAGCACATGAATCCCCCTAAAAACCAGACTGCATAAGGGCTGCATGACATTTGCATAGGTAATGTATAGTGCCTGTTAAGCCTGTATTTTTTAAGATCTAATTGCATAGGTACTGCATATTTGACTGGAACACATGTTTCGGTGCTTAGAGGAGCGCACAGCCTATTAACATTTCAGCCATAATTTCAAAATATCTGTGCAACATCTGATTAACACTCTTTACAACTCCTTAACATGTAACAGTCTAGCAACCTTTCTAACATCTGATCAACATCTGCATATACTCCTTAACAAACAACCTGATCAGCTACCCTGTTAAACAATTGCATAGATTCTGTAAAGGATTTGTAAAGGACTTGTACAGGCTTTTAACATGGCTTAGAAGTACATCTTTACAAGGTCTTAGCAGTATGTTAGGTAGGTAAACTGTTAAGATAGTTGTACAGTTTGTTAACATGTATTTAACACTGGCATAAGTCTGTATAGGTGCTTTGGAAGTACATCTTTACAAGTGCTGTATAGTGTGAGTGTGACCATACTGTATAGGCAACTGTAAAGGATATGTTATAAGGTGTACTGTATAGGCATGTTAACAGGGTGTTGCATAGACGTTGCATAGGTGCTGATCAAGTGTTGCATAAATGTGAATCACCACTGAATGTTAACGTTATGTTAAGAGGATTTTTATTCAGAATCTGTTAAAAATTTGTTAAAGACTTGTAGCAGGGGTGTAAAAGTGGCTAGTACTTGCAGAAGTTTTGCAGTGCATACCAAGTAGTCCTCACAGTGTTTTTACAGTATGTTTTACAGTAAATCTAGGCATAACCATAGCAGTGATCTAACTAGATTTCATATAGCGTTATCATTTACCGCTAGATCTGTATAGGTATCTATCTAGCCTCTGTATAGCTCTGTAAAGGCTTGTACTGTTTAGCTGTGGGATTGTATAGGTAGCTATCTAAAAGCTGTATAGTATGGTTTTAAGGGGCTTTAATGGGGAGTCTTAAAGGTGGGATCATTCGCTCCGCTCCTCTTTTCCCTTGTATCAGTTTTTATCTGTGGTGTACTGTATCAGCTACCTTTAAAGGATACTGATCAGGATAAAACCTTATAGAAAAGTAAGAGTGTGACCGATTAATAATGTAAAAGATTCTTTAAAAGTATTTTAAAAGATATTTTTAAATTACCATGAAAAATTGATTTTTTCAAGGGGCTATTGGTCACAATGTGAGCAAACAAGTTAAAAAGTTGATCTAAACAGGTATTTTTTCAGATAGCGCGTAAAACGCCCTGTATAAGCTTCTGAGCGTTTTTATGCTGTGCTGGTATGGTTTATCAGGGTAGCCCACTAAAACGCTCTAGTGGGCATTCTGTACGCTTATTCTGCAAAGGTTTTAGCATAGTTTGCTTTTGCTTGCTCTTTCTCTTTATCAGTGCAAACTGTTAACAACTCTTTGAGTAATTTTTCACAATGACTTTTCAAGCGTCGTTTGATGTCCTTTTTTTGCTTTGTTGTTAGTTTTACGTTTGGAGTGCTTCCAAACATACCATCTTTAAAAATGTTTTGTGACTTCTGCAATGCTTCAAACTCTGCCAGTCGAAACGTATCACGTGTTAACAGATCCTTGTACATGAATCCGTAACCCACTATCAAGGCATTCAGGCGGCGTGCTGCTGTTTTGTTTGCTTCCATCATTGCCTTTGCTTCTGACTCTTTAATAATGACATACAGAGCTTTGATAGAGACTTTGAATACGGTGGCGTATGTTTCACCACGGATTACAGCGCGAACGCCTCGCACTACCTGATGCGCCAGACTCATAACGTTTTCACGTGTAACAGTCTTATCTAATTTATTCATAGTGATGATGGTAGCGATTGATACGTTTAACATGGTAAAGCCCTCTTAGTTGTTGGTCTGTCGTGTCTCTATGTGGGGTATTATACGGATCAGGGCTTACATTGCAAGCCCTTTTCTGTGATCTGTATCAGATATTTTGAGATAGGTATAATCCGCAGTTTTCGCACAAGGATCGAGCAGCAATAAATGCCTTTTCTGGATACTCTCCTTTGATTATCTTCAGGTAGTCCCCCATAATGCAAATTGTGTCATAGTAGCTTTTGCGGGTAACTAAAGATCCGTCCCAACTTACAGATCCGAAACAATGTGCAACTATATTCAGATCATCCCATGCGCCAGCTTCAATAACTTTTATCACGTTGTATAGGGCTTTTAGGCAGTAGGTAAATTGGTCTTTATATGTAAACGCTCGGTTACGACCACAGCCAAAGTGTCTTTTAGCAATTGTGTGAGCGACTGACATCACGTTTTCACGGTTTACCATTCCTGCCTTGCTGATTGCTGACATATCCATACGCATTTTTTCAATCAAAGATAGAGTTAACATTGTAAAGCCCTCTTAGTTAGTTGGTTGGTTGTGTGTGTTTCTTTCCTATGTGGGCTATTATACGGATCGAGAAGGGCATTGCAAGCTGATTTTGCAATTATTTGATATGGTCTTAAAACGCCGTAGAATTGAATCTGAGAGGTTTTAACCCTTTACAGTACGGTTTATCAGGTAAAGGGTTAAATGCGCTGTGTGTGCGTCCTGTGGGGGCTAGAATTTGATGTTGTAAGCTCTTGCAAGGATCTTTTTGGCACGGTCTAGATCCTGTGGTGGTCTAGTGTTGTTCAGGATTTCTTTAAAAGCATTTTGTGCAACAAATAAGCTTTTACGGTTTTTGATCGGGTACTTTAAAGGGATCATCAGGGCATACCTTCAAAAGTGGGGCTATCTCTAGCCCCTTGTCAGCCAATTACCAGTTAGTGCGGATCATTTTCTCATATGCGATAGTTTTGATGTGATATGTCCCGTTTTTGCTTACTTGTAACTGATCTGTCAGTGGGTAGACGTTTTCAGGGTGTCCAATCACTGGATCTTGTGCTCTATCATGTTTCGCATGGTAGGCTGTCATATAGTTATTGGTACGGATCACCTTGTACTGTGCTGCTGTGGTTCCGTTAACTTGTGGCGCTTGTTTGATGTAGTCTGCGATCTCTAGGATACGCGGCAATGATGCTGTAAAGTCTTTGATGTTGGTTGTGCGCTTATGCTGGGCGATAGTTTCCATAGTAAGAATAAAACGCTTAATTCCTTCAGCCTTTGCGACCGCTTGCCATTGGCTGGAAACTGTGACTAGCTTTTCACACTCTGCGATAACTTGACCCAAGTAAACAATCGGTGTTTTTTGCTTCAGGATCTTGTTTAGGCAGGTATCAAAAGCCTTTTGTGAGATTTCTTGTTTAGTTGCCATTGTAAAGCCCTCTTTCTTTAGCGCATCGCTTGCGCTCTGTGTTGGTTGTGTCGTCTCTATGTGGGGTATTATACGGATCAGGATCTGAATTGCAATACCTGATCCGTAAA